TCGTCCAGATAGTGCTTCAGGAAGGCTATGTAGGCCATTAAGTGTCCTTTGATGAGCTCTACCGCGACGAACTTCTTGCCAGGTCCTCGCGCGGCCTGCCTAGCAAGGCCTGCCCGTGCCTGAGCCTTGGGTTGGTTAGCGACCTTGATACGGGAGCCTTCGTACTCCTTGAGCAAACTGAAGGCCCCTGAGTCCAGGTAGCGGTACTGTGGCCAAGTGTCAAACTCACTCCGTGCACTCTCCCACCCGGGTGATGGCAGTTTACCTTTGAAGTTCTGAAAACTACACATTACCGCATCGACGCGGCACTCACGCAGAGCTTTCCGGGCCTCACTTCCGCAGTCAGCACCAGCGAAGACTATTAGCCTCCTGTCAGGGAGAGGTGGGCCAGGTAGGGAGCGAGTCACTCTATTTTTACCTCTCGCTCCAACTCTAGAAGCCTACCCACTAGTGGACCAGCACGTGGAGCTGTGTGGCCGGACTCCCAGCGAGTGATGGTAAACAGGGTGCAGCCTAGCTTCGCAGCGAACTGCTCCTGAGTAAGCTTCAGCGCTAGCCTAAGGCGTTTGACTCGGTACGGAGTGAAAGTGAACCGGTCGTCCATGCCCCCAATGATATAGGAGGTGACAGTAATATGTCAATACCTATCAGGAGATATTTTGGAGGAATTTTCTCAGGCCGTCACGCCTAGGTAAACCTTCAGAGCATTCACCGCGTCCTGGAGCCTACCCTGAGCGAGAGCTTCACTCACACCCCTCAGCACGCGCAGGACGTACAGCTCTGCTTTGTCCGCGTCACTCATCTCCGCCTCCTGCCGAGCGAACTCGGCCCACTCCTCGTCTGTGGCATGGCAGATCGTGTAGGCCTGACAGCCAAGAAGGTTCCGCTGCTTGACCTCAGCCAGCTCCTCGCGCACCGCAGAGGAACCGATGCCATCATAAGTCTGGATCGTAGGCAGCACGGGGATGCCGCCGAAGCCCTTACCGTCCAGGCAGTCAGCAAACGCACTAGCGACATAGCCTGCTGGACGGGACGGCCTGAATGCTAGCGGGTAGACCATCGGGAGCCAGCCAGCGATGTGTTGGGCTAGCACTCTCTGATATGGCAGAGACAGCCGGTTGCCTCTCGTGTCCACTGAGGCATAGAGCTCAACCGTCGGGTGCCGAGCGCGGAAGGCGGCTATCAAGCGCTCCATCGGCTCCGGCCCCAGTGGCTCCCACTCTACCTCCGCATTAATCACGGCAGCGATAGCACCAGCATCCACAGCGTTTGCTAGCATTGTGGCTTCCTTCTCAGGCTGTGTGGGGTAAACATAGCGCTCAACAGCGAAAGGAAAACCTGCTGCTGTGAACGCCCGCTCCACGTCGGGCCAGCCGTACTTGATGATGACTCCGTTCAGCCGAGCGTCCTTTGCCCGCTGCACCATTTTGGCTAGGTCGAAAGACTGGCTGGAGTTCTGGTTCCACCAGGCCCAGCGGCCTGCAAGCTTAGGAACCAAAGCACCACCTGCACTTCTTCCAGCTTGGGTCGAGCTCACGAGCCTCGCTCCGCCGCTTGATCTGGTCAGTGTTGCACCGCTCAGTCAGGTTCTCGCGGTCGTGGACGACGACTCTCAAGCCAAACCACGTCCTATTGAGAATGTACCTGGGTAACCCTCTGCCTCTCATTAGTCCATCCCATCCTTTCGGGCTGAATGCCCCATTTAGTGACGTGCTCCGGTGCGGAGGACACCACGTCACAGGTCTCCTCTTCCTCGTGCTATAAAGTGTATTCCCAAGCCGATACCGACAGAAACCCAGATGCCCGTCGCTATGATAAGGAGGAAGCCGGGCACGTGGGAGCTCCAGACGATCTCGCTAATCGTGTCCCCTGGCTGCCTATTGAACCAGGCGGCGATGACCTCGGCGGTCAGAGCTATGATGATGCCGGCCAGGATGAGACCTCCCGCAAGCAGGTAGATATGCTTGAAGTCGCTGACGGATGGCACTACTTGCCCTTCTTATTGCCAAAGCCGTTGGCCTGCATGTGACCAAAGGCATAACCAGCGGCCAGGGCAGCGATGGCGGTCAGCCACTCTGGTGCCCCACCCCTATCCGCATTGATCGCTTCGAGAAGGATCGCACCGCCGAGTGCCAGCAATGCAAAGACACCGGCAAAGCAGACTCGTAGGATGACTTGGTTCACCTCTACCTCCTATCTGCTCGCTGCCTGTCGGAGCGAGACCTTACCAAAGGAGAGCACGGTCTCCGAACCCTCATCGGTCCGCCGTAGTGTGTGGTAGTACTCGCCAGGACTTAGTGTTCCAGTATCGGTATCCGCGATGGCCACGTCACAAATCCCAGCCGACCCGTCCGTGATGGTAATGGCTGCTGTTCCTGCCTTGTAGATAGCTGTGCCTTCAGCGTCGGGTCGAGTCCGCAGTATCCACTCAAGAGCCCAGCCGGTGATGTTCTGAGCTGCCGTTCCCGTCGAGTCGAGCACGGTAAAGCGTAGGGTCTTATCCTCGCCAATGAACCAGTTGTCTGCTGCTGAGATGGTTGCTTCTTCACTCATACGGCTGATGCTCCTAAGTTCAAAGTTGGCTTATAGGATGCTGGAAGAGCCACTCGCGTCAGGTAAGAGGCTGGAAAACTTAGCCGGACAATAGACGAGGCAGGCAGACTCAGTAAGACCTTGTAGGACGCGGGCAGGCTAATCGTAGCTGGCATCGATTTCTATCCTTGGCTTGTAGGAGGCCGGCAGGTAAATCTTGCCGACAAACGGTCTCCGGGCAAAGAGAGCATCAAGAGAGAAGATTCCCTCGGTATCAAACAGCAGCATAGCGGAGAGGCCTGCCCGTGGAAGCATGAGGAGTGTTCCCTCGCCCTCTATGGTCAGCACAGCAGCAGCCCCGCGAAGCGCCTCCACGGACACCAAAGCCTCAGCTAGTAGAGCAAGGAGAGCCAGGAGACCCCGTACTCCGCTCGCTGAGAAGCTGCTTTCTGTCGAAAGAGTTAGAGCTGAGAGCCTCCCTACTTGGAGGGCAGCTAGGAAGTCGCTAGCCACTTCCAGCGCCAGCCCGTCAGCAATCCTGCGAGAGGTCGCTACGGAGATAGCGCTTTGACCTAGGAGGTCAAAGACAGAAGCAGCCACTCGTGTAGCACTAAGGGTGACTACCGTCCCTTCACCCCCCAGCACAATCTGAGACAACCGACCCCGCTGTGTTCCAATGGAGAAGATTGACTGTCCAGAGACCGGGAGAGTACTCAGTCGCCCCGCACAGGCCAAGAGTAGCAGGGTGCTTTCTGCCGAAAGAATAAGGCTATCAAGGTGAGAAACTCCACCCGGAACACCAACAAGGCCATCGACGAGGAAGTCAGACTCACTCTGTGGGCCAAGGGTAACAAAGAGACTCCGCATCCCGTTTACTGCGAGGCTGCCGTCTCCAGAGAGGGCCAGTGGGGAGATCCGCCCGACCCGTGTTACAGTCATGGAATCGCTAGCAGCTCCTAGGTCTAGCCCTTCTAGGAGGCTTCGGAGCGCAAGTGTAGAGAGAGCGGACTGCGATGAGAGCGCCACCTGTGAGAAGCGACCTCGTTGTGATCCGGCAGCAAAGTCTGACTGGCTAGAGGCTAACAAGGAAGATAACCGCCCCGCTTGGGCCAGTAGCTGGAAAGCACTCTCTGCTGAGAGAATAAGAGTATCGAGGTAGGAAGCACCTCCTGCTGCCTGCACCAGAGCATCGATAAGGAAGTCTGACTCGCTCTGCTGGCCAAGAGTTGCAAACCGAGCTATTTGAGCCGTAGTGATCTCTTCGCTTGAAGCTGCTAGACTAAGACTATTCTCAGCACCACGCAAAGCTGATATGGACTGCGCCCCTTCTGCTGACAAAGTCCCACTGGCTTGTGCCAACCGTTGGGTGGCAACGACTTGGGCACCCAAACTTGCAAAGTCTGCGAAACCCTGTGCCCTCTTTTCCGCCAGAGCAGTTTGGACGCTGGAGGCAGTGAGTATTTCAGAGACCTGTGTCCCCCTCTGAGATAATACAGACAAATTGCTAGCCGCCGACATCTGAATAGAGCTGCCTGCTGGCGGGCTTGTCGCTAGGCCCAGGTACGTCGTGTGATAGACCCACGTCAGGGCCACGACTGTCACGCACCATACCGATGAGAAATACCCGCCGGACAGCGAGGAGTAGAAGCCCATTTCCAAGTCGTCCAAGTCTGCGGGCATCCAAGAACCGCCGCCAGGTCGGGAAACCACGCATCGATCAGGGCTGCGGTTCCATGTGTAGGTGCTTTCTGGACCGGGAATCTGAACGTCTCCATCGGTAGATACGCGCCTAACCCTTCCAGTGTATACGCCCTTTCCACCACTGGAAAGGCGATGGGCACCGAGCAACATGCAGCTGTCAATCAGGGCATTGGAAGGCATACCAACCGTAAGTCTGTTCTGCCCATGATGCGTCTCGGCCGCCACCGCCGAGCAGTAGTTGTAGGACGTATCCTCATCGTCCTCCGGCAGTTCGTCCCCGTCCCAGTTTAGGTATTTGTTCGTCGCCTCGGGTGTGCCGGTCCACTCAGAGTAGGAACCGGCCGATACGGGAAACTGGGCTAACTCGTGACACTGCGGGGCCTGGGTTACCCAGGGGGCATCACCGGCGGTCGTTGTGTAGGCCGCGACACAGTCGTCGAGATAGAGGTCAGCGCCGCGTGCGGCAGATGTTACCTCGCCCCACCACAGGAAAGAAGCTACCCAGGCCGCCGCGCCATGCACGTCCTGAACACCACCTAGGAAGATATAGGCGTGCTTCGAGCCCCAGCCCCCAGGGAAGGCTTCTTTAACGAGGAAAAGGGCTACGTGTGTCAGCCCTGTCGTAGGAATCGTGCCGGTTGTGGGGCCGAGAATAAGGTTGCCACTGTCGTCATAAAGCCGCAGCTTCCTGTCGGTACCGATACGTAGATAGCGGGCGGCCGTTGTAGCCGGGTTTTCACTGAGTAGACCTATTTCGCTGGTCGGCGTGCCGCTAAGCCCAACATAAGCCTGGAGCATCCACAGGGCAGCCGTTCCCCAGGTGGCAGGATTAGCGAATGCATAGAGGTAGTTGTTGCCCGCCGTGTTCGTCGGGAGCTTGATGGCGCCTATGCCAGTCTGGACGCGGGTAGCATCCCACACAAGATTGGACGTGTAGCTCGTGTTTACGTAGGCAATCTTCTCTCGGAACTCTCCGCCGCAGGACTGCCACTGCTGCCACGCCATTATGCTACCTTCAGAGCTGCTATGACCTTTGCAGGTGTGATCTCGTACTTGTGCTGCTTCTCGGCCGTTGTGGAGACCCTGGCCTTGAGCGTCCCCTTGTACCAGTCCTCGATGGGGTTGCCGGCGGGGACGATCCAGCGCGCCGGTATGTCACCTAGGCCCAGCCGCACAGCCTCCTCGCAGGCGGCCACAACGAGAGGCCCCCACTGTTGCTCAAAGTGCCAGAGAACCCACCAGCATGGCGACCCGTCGGCGGGGTTATCGTCCAGCCTCGCCCAGAAGACGCCGCTCTCGTCGTCAATCGTCACGACGGCATGATCTACCTTCAGGTCAGCAATGCTCACGTCAATCTGCCGCGCCTGCAAACGCCAGCGGGCGAGATCAAGGTCAGCGTCCGTGCGGCAAACCCGTGCAGCCATCTTACCTCCTACGCCATACTCAGCTTGAGGCTCCCCGCTGGAATCTGGAAGGTGTCACCGCTCTGTACGATCTTAGGTGTACCCAGCGCCCCATGCCACAGCAGGTTGCCAGCAGCTCTCGTGGGGCTGTCGGAGATCAGGCCATGCGTGACAGTGCCCCAGTCAGCCGTCGCCGTGCCAAAATCAATAGCAGCAGCAGTCGTTATAGTCCCGCCAGAGGCACTATTCCAGGCGGTGCCTACCGCAGCCTTACGGCTATAGCCACTCCCGGTCGTGCCGAGCTCGTAGGCTGACCCACTGTAGTCGTCTGCTGGACTGGCTGTGGCCAGGCCAACGTAGACTGTCCCCGGCATCGTGTAGGATGTCTTGCCTACCGTGTGCTCTAGGAGCTTGTTCTCCAGGTAGTCGCTCAGGTTGTCTGCCATAGATTACCTCCGGTATGTCCAGCCCTGCAAGAGCGGGAATAACTGAACCTGGGTCTGGACTGTGCGCTGAGTGAGCCCATCCCTCGTCACCTCGTTCAGCCTTACTAACTCATTCCTCAAAGCCTCTGCTACTGTCTCCTCATCAAGAGTCGGCACGATTGCCGATTAGACCTTCATCTCCTCGTGCTCGTGCTCATGCAGTGCCTTGACCTTCGCTAGCACCTCAGTGAGCACGGCCTCGGTCACATGGAGATCCACGTCGAGCCAATTAGCCCCCCAACCACCCGGCCAGACCCGAACCACTATCAGGCCCACGGGTTGCGTCTCAGGCTTATCACCGCTTCCTAGAGTCATCTATCTGCCCCTTCCTTCCCACCAGAACCCGAAGCCGGCTATCTTCGGCCCGCGCCCGGCTCTCGGCAAACTCGCGCACCCTTGTCTCCACGGCAGCGACAACGGCCGTCTCATCGCTGTCGCTGGCCACCAACACCTGCGTGACGAGGAGTGGCGTCGTGACGACTACGCCTTTCTCCTCCATTTCTTCGCTAATCAGAATGTGGCATAGTGTCTGGCCGTCATCTTGGCTCACGACGTTTGTGATTTCCCACTTCATCGCCCACTCCCTATGCTGCGATGATTGCCTGGACCGCCACTGTCCAGTCCACCCAGGCCTCGACGCGGCCCAGTTGCGTGCTCCCGATCTCGATAGCGTGGATGCCCTGGACCACGACCCCATCGCTGTCCTGGAGGTACTGCGTGATGTCCAGCGTGGCAGCGCTATTCCAGGGACCACCCAGCGCGGCGGTCCGATCCACACCATCAATCTTCAGCGTCAGACCGGCAGCCGAGGTCCCTTCGTAGATGCCATAAACTTGGCCGTGTGTGTGGTCGCTCACGGTGTGAGTATGATCAGTCTGGGTGCTTGAAGTGGCTCCCGAGACAGTGTGCGTGTGGTTGGCGACGGTATGTGAGTGGGCAGCACCGCCCCCACTGCTGGTCTGGCCGTCGCCACCCGGCCACGTATAGAGGTCAGTCCCGCCCTCGGAGAAGGGTTTGCCAAGTGTGTAGGTAAACAGGTTGCCGTACAGATCATAGATGGACGCATTACATTGGTATGGCGGGTCAGCCCACGTGGCAGCGTTACCTATTGCCATCACATGATGACGGTGACTAGGGCAGGTATGCGTGTGCGAAGACTCAGAGGAACTCGTCTGCCCACCACCCGCTTCGGCTGACTGGCCACTCACAGTGTGACTGTGGGAGCCGCCGCCCGAACTGGTCTGGCCGCCGCCTGATGCCGCCCCTGTCGCCGTGCTCCTAATCGCCCGTGGCTTCAGCCGCAAGCGGCAGCGCAGAAGCTGCGTCACGTTGTCATCGATAAGCAGGTCGAATTGCATCGGCTTCGACGAGTTCAATTCCTCCAAGATCGGCCCGCTCGTGTAGTTGCTGACATTCGTCTGGACGTGGGTGCGGAAGGCGCGGGCCGTATCCTCCAATTTGCCGATCAGGATGTCATCGGCCGTCTGAAGGGCGCGATCTAGGTTACTCACCACGAGGTCCGAAACCTCAGTCCCATCTGCCGGGAAGCGCCGGGTCCGCTCCAGGACATAGAGGTCGGTGTTGACGTCCAGGTAGACGTAGCCCACCCCCGATTGCAGGGCATAGCCGCGCCAGCGAAGGCGCACGGTGTCGCCTGGCCTCACGGCTGGGTCTAGGCCGCGCACGGTCAGCCGGTAGGCCGTCTGCTTATCTTTCCACCAGCGCGAGAGTTGGGTCGCGGCCAGGTCGTACAGGGCGTTGGCACCGACTTCGAGAGCCGCCCTGCTGTTCGACAACGGCGCGATGTCCTTGGCGACGAAGGCGCGCTCCCGCTGCCCGTAGGCGGCGATAGAGGCGGCGTCGGCGATGTAGTAGACGGGTTCACCATCCGGCCCCGTCGTACTCTGGACGACGTAGGGGCTGTTGCGGGTACACCAGCGAAGCGTCATCTGGTCGACGCCGGAGCCGCCGCCAAGGGGCAGCACCCAGTTCCAAACCTCGGTCACCGCGTCCTCGACGCTGAGGCTGTCCACGGCCGCCAGATACTCATCGTCGAACAGAAGCTCATCCGGCTGGCCGCCCATCAGGGTGACCCCTGACGCTGCCCCAAACAGGCCGATCTCCAGTTGCTTGCTCAGGACACCGCCGCTCTCAGTCACCTTCTCCCGTAGGTGCTGAGACTGTTGCTGGGCCGCCAAGAGGATGGCCTTGAGCCTGCTCTCGCCATCGAAGCGGGCCGATATGGTAACGGGCTCCACGCAGATGCTCAGGCGGGTCCCCCCGGTCGAGTCGTGTACCTCCTCGGTCTGTTCCCTGTCGGCGACATAGGTCGCGGCGCTCTCGTGAGCAAGGCAGGCTAGGGCGATGTCGCTGGCATTCGGTGTCGATACCGCCAGGAAAGGGCTCGTGCTGTTGCCGCCCGCCGTGCTCGGTGTGCTCTCGGGTGTGGTCTGGTCCACGCCCTCCCACGTCATGGCCCCGACAGCAACATCGGCGGTGCCGCTCACCTGCACGTACAGGTTGTAGAGACCGGCCGGCGGGTTCACCATGCGCCAGAGTTCGATTCGCATGGGGCTCTGACTGATGGCCGCCAAGAAGGTGAGGGCCACGCCGTTGTACGTCAGGGAAGAAACCGTCGCCGTCGAGGGGTTGATGGCTACCGCCGCGTAGAGGCAGCGGTTGGTGCCGGATGAGTTGTGCGAGAGCGTCCAGGTCTGGCCCCACCAGGCGGCGGTCGAAGCGTCGCGCAGGGACAAATGAGCGCCGGCGGCCTGGGCGATACCAACCCCTGCCAACGCCCAGTTCTTGACGGCCGAGAGCGTCCAAGCAAGGGTCCGGCTGGTGGGCACGGCCTCATAGCGCGTCCAGCCCGTGCCTGACAGGAGGTCATCGACCACGTCGCGCACGTCTCGGTTCGTGTACTGGCGGTTCAGGAGCGTATTCTTGTAGAGCAGCTCTTCCAGCAGCGTCGGGCCGGATATCTCCAGCGTATCCTCGGGTTGCTTGTTGACGGTCTCGATGAGGCCCGCGAAGACCAACCCCTCGCCCTCGCGGTAGTGACGCCAGACGCGCCCGACCTGGCACTCGGCCGTGCGGGGGTCAGTGAGCGGGAGCCGAACCCTGAAAGAGCCCGCCTGATCCAGCTTCTGCGTGACCTCGGCTCCTAGGATGCTCATCCTATGATCTGTGCCTTCACAACCCCCGCGCTGTCAGCCACGACGGCCCGATGGCGCAGCGGGGCGCTAGGCGGCCGGTAGTAGAGGGTCATGCGGATGTGATCCACCTGGGCAAAGCGGCTCGCGCCAGTGCCGCTCGGCGTGGCACTGAGGGCAACGCCGAGCGTCTCGATGTCTCCTGGGGTCCAGGTCTCATCCCAGAGGTCAGAGTCCCCGCCATAGACGGCGTAGGCATCGCTGGTGGGCCAAATCTCAGCCCTGGCTCTCTCGGCGCTACCGATGTTGCCGCCCTTCACGATCCGCACCCGGTAGTCGACGACGGGGTAAATCCTACGGCGCTCTATCTCTACGAGGATGCCCAACGGCGTAGCTCCTGGTGGCAGCAGGAGCCCAAAGTCCGTCGCCTTCAGGTAGTGGCTAACCGTTCCAACGGGCAAGATCGCCTGCGCGTAGGAGTCGTCGCTGACCCGGGCGTTCGCCGGGTTTGACCAGGCGACGGTGCCTATGGACGCATCGTCAACGACGGTGCTCGGGCTGTTCGGGCCTGCCTGTCGCACCTCAGTCCCTCCACGAATGAAGCCACCAGATATACAGTTTCAGGTTGGGCGTGCCGCCGTCCGTGTACCGCATTGAGTTGCTGCCTGGCTGGAGTTCCATCAAGACCGCCTGCAAGGAGCCCGGCGTCACGTTCGGCGTATCATCGGTCCAGGTGCCACCGCCATCTGTGCTCAAGCGGGCGCGGCCCAGGCCTGGGGCGCTATTGACTGAGAGCACGGTAGCCGCCGTCGCGCCATCGGTGGTGCTTGAGAACTGTTGCCCGTTCGTCAGGTTCTCGATCTTCGGGTTCGTGAAGCCATTCACGGCTTGACTGGCGAAGCGGAAGACGCAGCGGTGACACTCCAAGTCGCCGTTGTTGATGAGGTTGAAGGCAAAGGGCGTGGTGGTGACTGTGAAGACGGCGAAGGTGTAGTCCGGCGCGATGGGCTCACCCACGACAGTGCTGGCCAGCGTTTCCGCCGTGTAGCCGTTGGCGGTGAGCCAGGCCGTCGTTAGTGAGTCATACAGGAAGGGTTCAGGCAACTCCAACCTGACTGTTGCCCTGGCCAACAAGGGGCCGGCGAAGTTGAGGGCTGGCCGCGCCGCTGCCTTCGCATACGTCCAGCGAGCGGCGCTACTGTCCGAGACCTCGCGGCGCCATAGCTTGCGCCGGCCTAGATCGCGGGTCGTGCCCTCCACGGCCGCCATGAGGCTGTTGATGGCCGTTTGCAGAGCGGTGGTGCTGGCGGCGATAAGCGAAAACTCAAGGTCGGCACTGGCCCTATCTTTAGGCGCTCGGCGGTCGCCATGCAGATCGTAGGCCCCATCCGCACCGATGGGGTTCGGCATGGCAAGGCGGTTCGGCGTTTGGAAGTCCTCGCGATAGGCTGCCAAGGACAGAGTATAAGGATTGCTGCCGTCCAGGTCCGAAAGTTGATAGAACGACCTCATGGAATGTGACCTCGGAGGCGGAGAGCGCGGTAGAGGCCCTGCGCAAAGTCAGCGGGCTCGCGGACGCCGGGCAGGATGATGTCACCGTGGAAGTGGTAGGTGGCGCCAGCCGCCATCTGGCGGGATTCACGGGCAGAATAGACGCTGCTCCCCCGAGGCAGGGCCAGCAATTCCGGGCCGCGCTCGCCGATCCAGGCTAGGCCGCCTGCGAAGTCACGGATGCCAGCGGCCAGATGAGGAATCGGGTTGTCGGGCAGATCGATGCCGATCCCGAAGGCGCCGATGCTGTTGGGGATCGCATTGTTCACTGCGTCGATGGCCTGGTTAATGAGGCCCCTGATAGCCTCCCAAATGCCGCTCAGGAAGGCCTCAACCATACCGGGCGCCTGCCTCAAACCTTCCATTAACCCCCGGAACATGGCATCGCCGAGGTCGCGGGCCGCACCGAACCAGCTCCCTACCAACCCAGCCACGGTGCCCGGGAGGCCGGTTATCGCATCGACTATGTTGCCAATGAAGCCCAGCACGGCATCTTTGACCTCGCCGAAGTGGGTCACGATCCACCACAGGCCAGCACCGGGCGGGAAGAGGACGGCAAGGGCCACCTGGACAATCGTCTGCCAGTGCTCGGCCAGGAGGTCGCGCAGCGTGTCCATGATGCCAAGCACCAGGTCCTTGGCCTTGCCGAATCCCTCGCTGAATACGTTCTGCAGAACTCCGAGAGCATACACGGCGATATCGCGGATGAGGCCAAGCCGGTTCTCAAAGAGACCCTCGATCAGGTCCCAGATGATGCCGAACTGCTCCTTGATATGGCCCCAGGCACCCTCCCAGTCCCCGGAGAAGACATCTTTCCAGAAGCCGAAGGCGTTTTTGATGGTGTCGAGCGCGGCTTGGAAGATGGCCTTGATGTCAGTCCAGACAAACTCCACATACCGCTTGATGGCGCCGAAGGCAGTCTCAAAGAGGCCGCGCAGGAACCCAAACTTCTCGTTTAGGAAGTCGCTGATCGTGCCCCAGACTTCTAAGGTCTTGGCTTTGATCTCGTCCCAGTGGTCGATGAGTGCTTTGATGGCCAACCCGAGGGCGGCGCCGGCCGCAATCAGGGCGATGATCGGCCAGGTCGCGGCGATGGTGGCAGCGGCCCAGGCAAGAAAGGCAGGTACGACAGTTGCGGCCACGACGACGCCAATGGCGGCCAGCGCCCCAATGATCATTTCCTTGTGCTCACTGACAAAATCGAGCGCTTCGCCGGCCTTTTCGATTACTGGCTTCAAGGCCTCGATGGCTGCCTTGACCTTTTCGATGCCCTCCCTCACGAACTCCCGAATCTGCGGCTGGACGCTGACAAACCACTCGGCGAACCTCGTCAGCACAGGCATCAGCGCCATGCCGATCTGAATCTTGACACCGGCGATGGCCTCGTTCATATCGCGCTGGGCGAAGGTGAACTGTTTGATGGCTCCGACGTTTTCAGCGCTCAGGGTCACTCCTAGCTTGTCGGCTTCGGCGGACAGTTCCTCCAGCCCCGCGCTACCCGCATTCAGTAGCGGAATCATGTCCTTGCCAGAACGGCCAAAGAGCTGCATGGCAAGGCCGGTCTTCTCCATGCCGTCGGGCATGGCCTTGAACTTATCGGCCAGGGGGCCGAGAATCTGGTCAAGAGGCAGGATGTTGCCGTTGGCATCCGTGGCCTGGACCCCGATGTCGGCAAGGATTTGCGCCATACTCTTGCCGCCAGTCGTGACGCCCGTCTCCTCGTCCGAGACGCCCTTGAGTTTCTTGGCGAAGATACCTATCGAGCGGCTGGCATCGTCGGCACTAAGGCCGAAATGCTTGAAGGCAAAGAGTAGTTCCGAAGATGCCTCAGTCGTAAGACCAGTCTCACGGCTGAGCTTGGCAACAGCCAGACCCAGTTCCTGAGTAGCGCTGATGCTACTCTCCAATGTTTTGAAACTGGCGAAGGCAGCGACGGCACCGGCGGCAGCAACTGCCAGCGTCTTCAATTGCGAGGAGAGGCCGCCGCTCTCCTTGGAGACCTGGCCCAGAACCTTCGAGGCCTCATCTTTGGCCTGAATGAGGATTGTGAGTTTAGCGGTATCGGCCATCAGGTGCTCCCCTTGACCTGACGTGCTACTACTTTCTGGAGACCAGCCGACGCCTTGTCGTCCAGAGTGAGGAGGACCTCCAGCTTAGCTTCAGAGGTTCCCAGAGCCATCCTTCAACTTCTCCGCTGTCAGCCTGTCGAGTTCAGACTCAAACCACAAGCCTTGCAAGAGCTCATCGGCTGGCTCATCGTCTAGCTGACTGGGTGCTAGTCCGAAGAGCTTGCACAACCTGTAGCGTAGGTATCCGTGTGGCACACTGGCCTCTCCAGTCCAGAAGGCCTCTATGAAGTCATCTCGGTCCCTAAAGGGGGCTGTGAGATTGCCTCACCTGCCTTCACGATCAACGCTGTTAGGAGGTCCAGGGGAACTTCGCCAATGGGATCGTAGGTGTCGGTCCGCTTAGCAGAGAGCTTCTTACCCTCCTCATCGACAAAGTTCCAGTCCAGGATCAGCTCATACAGCGCCTCCTTGATCTGAACCGCCTCTACACTCTGAAGTTGCTCCCAGACCTTGAATGGAGGATTGGTGCGGACTACTGCCCACCAGCCCCCGAACTCGCCGTCAAGCTCTACCTTGGCCTGCTTGACCGGCATCCGCCGCTCAGCATGACTCATCTTGTGACTCCTTTCCTCAGTCTAGCTCCTGCTAGATCGTGCCCCAGACGATGCTTCCGCCAGCTACTGGTACAAAGTCAGCCGCGAAGGTTACAGCCCCACCAACTCCAGCCGAGAGGCTATAGTTGGTGAGCAGCACCTCCCCATAGAGCTTGGGCTTGCCACTCACTGAGCCCGCTGGCATGAACTGCAAGGTATAGCCAGCTGTGCCCCCGATAAGGCTCGACAGGACGGCGTGCGCTCCGGTAAGCGCCGTGTCATTGAAGTTGCCTTTTATAGACACCTTCTGGTCCTGCTGACCAGTGACATAGCTCTTCTGCGCGTCGCCAAACCCTGTCACTTCAGCCGTATCGATGGTGCTGGGAGCATCGGTGCTATCGACATCGCTGGAGATGTTCCTGACCGTCCCACCACTGTCGTCGATGGTAAAGACTACGCTTCTGCCATGATACTTTGCCACTTATAACCTCCTGTAACCCAGGGCGTAGGTACAGGTCCCGCCTGTTACTACCGCCCTGAGATACTGCCTAACCGTTCCGGTCACTTCCGTCCCCGCTGCATAAGGAGCAGCGGCCACCGCCCCAAAGGAAGCGAGGTTCGAGAAGGCTGCCTCAGTGCTTGCCGTTCCGTGCTGGAGAGCTACCGTTGGAGTCCCTGAGCTGATACTCAGAATGTGGAGAAAGGCTCGGGCACCGGCGTTGCTGGGCGTCTCGTTGGCTGTACCCGCTCCTCTCGTCCCAGCACCTTCGGCGTGGCAGCGCATCATCTTGATGGGCTGGCCTCCATAGAGGCCAAAGTTGTAGTCCGCCGAGAAGGTCACTGGAGCACCAGCCCCGCCTGAGACTCCATAGGCCGTATTCAGCTCAGCACTGCCTCCCCAGCCATAGGCACCGGTGACTGTCCCATAGTGAGCTAAGAAGACCACGGCGCTTCCAATACGCTGCCTTAGGACATCGTGAGCTTCCGCAGTGCCATCCGTCAGGAAGCCCTTCTGACTGATCTTCCCATCCACAGCCCCAACGACGTAACTCTTCTGCTGGTCGCCAAAGGCCGTGACCTCCTGCGTGTCCATTGCATTGGTCACGTCAAGAGCACTGCTCTGCCCTGTCACATCGTAGCCGTCCACCAGGACGACTGTTTCCTTGCCGTGCTTTTTCGCCATAGACCCCTCCTACTCTGCCTCAGCCACTTCTACGTCCTCCGTGACTTCACAGACCAGGCTTTCGGCAAAGAAACTAATCTCCCCGACTGTGAACCGGTCAGGTTCCGAAGTACCAGAGACGACGAGAGCATCCAGAACTCCTGAGACTCCTCCCAGCTTCGGGTACTCAGCTAGCCGGTCCAAGATAGCCTGCCGAGCTGTCTCCGTGTCAGTCTGAACCTGGACATCGTCCTGGTACCTGACGAAGAGCAAGATGCGAACCCGCCAAAGGTACTGGTGGTCGCCACCGAAGTCAAGACGGCTATGCTCAAAGCTGTCGTAGACTAAAACCACGGCCCAAGTAGCTCCCTTATTGAGAACGCGGAAGTCACCCTGGGTTACCCACCCAGCCAGGTTGGGGCTAGTGATAGCCTCGATCTGGCCCTTGAGTGCAGCTTCTACTGCGGAGTAGGACACTGCCTGTCCCTCACCTCCCGCCTCAGCAGGACCACTTCACTTGGAGCCGCTAGGCCAATCTTCACTTTCGGGCCGGTCCAGCCGTCAGAAACACCCAAGACTGTGATCTCAAGGTCCACAGTGCCAAAACTGGCGATAATTGACTCGTCTATGTGCCTCGTCAAGACTAGCATCTCAAGTACCTGGCCTATCTCTGTCCGTGTCCACCTGGCCCTCACCGAGGTCCTGCCGCATCCCAAAGCCCCGTCTGAACCGAGGCAAAAGGTAGTCGCTATCGGACTCGATGCCCTGCTTATCAGCCAAGCTCACACCCGTAAGCACAAGGGCATCACCAGAAGCCTGCCCAGCACGGGCAGCTCCAAGGTCAGCGAAGCCACTCGTTGCCAGGAAGGCCGTGTCAGCCTCCCACTGAGCCTTGAACTCTCGGTAACGCAGGTTGGCCTCTCGCTCACCGCTGGAGATCGGGTGCATAAGCTCAATCTGGACAACAGCACCAATAGCGTTAAGGTGCTCAAGGTAGGAAACCACAGGGCTCAGCGTTTGCGCTGTGCCGTAGCCGGACTGGGCAAGGTGAGCCTGGAGCCGGTAGTAGACTTGCGTCAGCACGCTCTCCACCTGACTGAGCGAGGGAGAGGAGGTATCTGAGAACTTCCCACCCTCAGTCAAGTGACGGCAGTAGGCTTCAACTAGGTTGAGGCAACTAGTTCCGGCTGTAAGCTCATAGGCTGAGTAAGACACGGCTCTCTCCGAATCGTCTTAGGCTCGATACGTTCTGCTAGTTCCGCCAGAAGCGGTGTCCACTGTTTCTGGGCTACTTCATCCCAGTCGTACTGTAGGGAGAACTCGCGTGCTCGCTGCCGGCGTAGCGGGTTCTTGGCATCGTCATAGGCAGCATCCAGGCATATCTCCAGCCCCTCTACCGAAGGAACAGCTTGCCAGCTCAGCAAGGGAGTCATAAACTTCGCTGCTAGTGGAACAAGCCAGCCAGTCTCACGAGCCAACTCAGCACCCCCAGCGAAGTCAGTGGTGATAACCGGACAGCCGCAGGCCTGTGCTTCCAGGAGGGGGATGCCAAAGCCTTCACCCATCGTCGGCAAGCAGAACACGTCGAAAGCGTTATACATCCTCACCATCCACTCGGTCGGACAGTTGAGGAGTACCTTGTTTGGCATAGGGAAGCGCGTCTGCTCAGCTATGCCAGAGACCCTTGCCATGCCCACAAGGTCTGGGCCGCCATAAATGCGCTCGACTATGCTATGGACATAGAGGCGAGCCTTCTCGTGACGGCTGGAGAATCGCTGGAAGGCTTCAAAGAGCCACTGGAAGCCCTTGCGGTCAGGCCAGCCCTTGTTCGCTCCCACGCAGCCTACAAGGAAGCAGTCAGGAGGAAAGCCCAGCATCTCCTTACACTTCTCCCTCTCGTCCTGTGGCAGAGGCTCGAAGACTTGGCTCTCAATACCGTGAGGAATGTAAGCATTCTCTACCCCATTGCGCCAGAGCTCCTTCTCAGCAAAGCGAGTGTAGGTGAGGGGTAGGTAAGCTGCCTTGCAGTGCTCTAGCACATCGGGAGGGACTGGGTCATGGTCGATAGGCATCCAAGGCAGCCAGTAGAAGCCACTGGCTCCATACTGAACCACATCAAGGACCCAGATGTCCACCAGCGTCACAATCAGGTCGGCCTTGAAGTCATGCGCCCAGGTCGTCACGATGTCGTTGCCCCACATATCGGCCTTGAGCGGGTAGCAGGTCAGGTCCATATACCCAGCCTGCTCGTTGCCGATATGCTGCCTCGTGATGCCACCCTGGACTCCGTAGAAAGCGAACATGGCAGCATCATCCACGGAGTCCAGGCGGCTAAGGCGGGGCAAGAGGCTGTTCGACTGCGTACCATAGCCAGTCCCGCACCAGGGTGCGTTGGCCATGTACAGTATTCTCAGAGGCTTCAAACTGTGACTCCTTTCTTCTCTGCTACTCTTAGCAGTAGCTCATAGAATTCCCTACCTACCACCGACCAGCCCATCTCCTGTAGCAGCGGAGTCCAGGTATCCAACTGCGTGGTCACCGCCCAGGAGTATGCCCGCTTGAGCGTCTCAGCTAACTCACTGCTGTTTCTTGTGTCACATACGTAGGCATGCTCCTTGATGTCTCGGAAGTGCCAGATGTCAGGCACTACGACAGGTCGGTGGGCAGCAGTAGCCAGCCGAACGCAGCCTGATACACCGGCTGCCCAATACCAGGAAGTGTCACCGAAAGCGCAGACTGACGTCTCCCTGGCTAGCACCCTCACAACCTCAGTGTTCGGCAGCCAGTCGTGAACGATGGTGAGGCGCTCTGGTGGTAGAACTTCTCGGCAGGCAGCGGCGATTCCCTTAGCGTCGCCATGACGACTCTCAGGCATGAGGAAGAAGGCCTTGGCCTCAGGGATCAGGGCGACGGCTTTGCAGATACCAACGTGACCCTTCCATGGGTGAGGAATGCCAGCCGTGCCAACCACTAGTCCAACTGGCGGTGGAGCGAGGTCCTCAACCTCAAGAATGCCATGCGGGATGTAGTGGAAGTTAGACGCCTCGTGCACTACCTCCTTGTGGTGCACCACAACGGCGTTGAAGGCGTCCGTGAAGGACGAGCGGTTTCTGTCGATGGTCGTCTCCTGCTTGATTAGCACCTTCTTCACAGAAAACCGAGGGAAGGCATCAACCCACAACGGGTTCATGGTCATGCCGCTGGCATAGTTGAAGATGGCCACGTCCATGCCTAGCCCCTCAAAGCCATAAGGAGAGGCGCTGGCTGGCACGACTATGACCTTGACTGGGTAGGGAGTGAGCGACTTGGCGAGGTTCTCCGCATAGACCGCATTGCCGCAGCGCTCGTCCCAAGAGCTGACTATGGTGACCCTTAGCTCTTCTGACATATCAGCATTGCTCCGTTGCAGACGCTATCATGGTCGCCATAACAGTGGATGTGCTCGCCAGCATAGCTGTAGTCATAGGGCTCGACCGGCTCCAGTCCTTGCATATCCAGCCACCCGATGAGGTCTAGCACCTCGGCCTCAGAATAGAGATGGAGCTGGTGACGGCTGGGCGCACGGGCCTCTTTTACGAAGTCAAAGCTCAGGACAAGGTAGCCTTTCGGCTTTAGCACTCGCACCATCTCCTTGAGCGCTGGCCTGTCATCTGATAGGTGCTCAAGCACTGAGATACAGGCCACGCAATCGAAGACCCCGTCAGGGAAGGGAAGGTCCTCGGCACGACCATAACGCCAGAAGACCCGGTCGTACCCCGCAGAGCGAAGATCGGCCACCTTGCTGGCCCCTTCGGGATTGATGTCGAGCACAATGACAGTGTGGCCCAAACAAGTAATGGCAGCAGGCAGCGTTGACCCTGCACCGCCGACATCTAAGACCTGGCAGGGGCAAGCCAAATGGTGGCTACAGAAGTTGAGTACCCGGCCATATTCCCAGAAACGATTGCCGTCCACTGGCATAAGCTCGGTCTCCGAGAGCAGCAGTGCGGTCTCCTCCCACAAGTAGCGCATCTCTTTAGGGTCGTACGGCTTATTCCACATTGGCACCGGCATCTCCAAAGCCGGCAGCTTAGTCAGGCGGTCATTCACTGCAGGCACACTCCATTTCTGACCTGCGGTCACGTGAGCCGAACTCCTTCTCAAACTCGTTCAGCATCCAGCGGCGAGCCTTTACCAGCTCCTCCCTCGGCATCTCTGGATACTCAGCGATGAAGCCCTCCTCTGTCTCCTCCAGCCCTATCAACCAGTACTTGTCCCAGTCCTGGCTGCGGATAGTGACCCCGAACTTCTCTGGACTACGCCAAACCGCGCAGCCGGGGTAGGGAACAAAGGTTGAGAAAGTCACTTGGTGAGGACGCGTTTCTTTCAGGAAGGCGACTGTCTCTCGACAGGTCTCCCAGGTCTCGCCAGGAAAGCCGATGATGATGTAGGCCCTGGGGTGTAGCCCTGCCTCCTTGGCCCAAGCAATGGCATTGGCATGATTCTCAACCGTGTTACGCTTGTTCATTAGGTCGAGCATCTTCTGGCTACCTGACTCGATACCAAGCCCAATCTCGACGCAGCCGCAGTCGGCTATCATCTTGAACTCTTCAAGGCTGACATGGTCTGTCCGGGTGTGCGCCCGCCAGGTGAGGCCCCTCTCCTTGAAGCCCTGGCACAACTCAGCCCAGCGGTCCTTCCTCAAGTTGCAGGTATCGTCCTGGATACGCAGGTGAGTTATGCCAAAACGTTCCCTCAGGTAGTCAATCTCAGCCAGACAGTCCTTCACTTCCCGGAACCTAACTGTCCGCCGCCACATCTCAAGGTCGCAGAAATTGCAGTCGAACGGACATCCTCGGCTGGTAAAGAAGGAGCAGCCAGGACCAGCAGGGTGCCCCTTAGAATCCACAACAGACACGTCACCCAGCTCCGGCCAGAGGTCGTAGGCTGGCCAGGGAATGCGGTTGATATCTAGCAGGGGGCGGAGTGGGTTGCGCTTAACCCGTCCGTCAGGTAAGCGCAGGGCTAGTCCCCCTATGTCTGCTAAGTCGTACCTGCTTTGGTGGACTCGCCAGCGGTTGACGATGGCAGCGGCTGTCTCTTCCCCCTCTCCCATCACCGCCACGCCGAACGGAGACTTGCTTGTGAGGCACTGCTCCGGCATACTCGTTGGGTGGGGACCGCCCACCACCGTGAGTCTGGCAGGGATTCTCCGAGCAAGGCGCTCAGCCTCAGCATAGGTGCCTGAGTTGGCCGTCACCATGAGAATGTCACAGGCAGGGGGGTCGCCTTTGTGGTAGTTACAGTCCCAAAACTCAGGCTCAACACCGGCCCAGGTTCTGAGAGCAGAGGCAATATGAAGAATACCCAGCATCGGCATCATCCTCGGCGCCCAGAGGTAAGGTGTGTAGGGATTAACGAGAAGGACTCTCACGATAAGGCTCCTTCCACTAGCTGCCACAGGCGCTCGCCAGCTTGGCAGCAATCCTCAGCCACCGCTTCCAGCGGTTTCTTGAATGAGAAGATACCAATGCGGCCTGAGTAGACCAGCTCCAGCCCTGCTAGGTAAGCCTCCAGCATCGCCAGCGAGAAGCCACTCGGCCGGCGTGGGAAGTAAGGGAAGCACCTGTGGTCGTAGAGTATCCGCGTCCGCTGGTCAGAGGCAAACGTGCCTTGTGGATGGACAAACTGAGTGGGTGCTGGAAACTGCCCGATACCGAAAAGGTTCAGGTGCCGCTCATTGTTCTCAGCCCATCTGCACGAGACATCGAAGCCTTGGAACGGGTGCAACTCGCCCCACCACAGACAGTCCGTCGGCCTAACGTCAAGGGGTGGAGGATTCACCTCAAGCAGACCCCGGTAGTCCATTGGACAGGGAACGACCTCCACCCGGCCCTTGGGCTCCAGTGGCCAGAGTTTCAGAAAGTAGTCCTTGTGGAAGGGCGAATCCCAGACGACTAGCCCGGCCTCCTCGATGAGGCGCTGCCGGTAGCGGTCCTGCAGTGGGTGGCTATCCGCCCACCAGCCGAAGACGTAAACGGCAAAGGGCTTGGAGAGGACCTCCTCCATCTCCTCAGGAGTATAGCGCAGGAAGTTGCCTACAAGATACCCGTCGCAGGTCGCCCCTTTCACCTGCCCTGGCGGGCAGTAAACGACCGTGCTGGTGGCCGAAGGAGAGCGACGCAATATCTCTTCAGCAACTTCCTGCGCCCCCCCAGGCCTCGCAGCCAGCCTAAAGTCCTGAATGAATCCTATCTTGGGCATCCTCGTTTGACTCCTTTCTCATGTGCCCATAATCCTTACAGTACCTTGCACTACAGCCACGGGGATGGAGCCAGCACCCTGGTTGGTAGCCTTACCAGTCACCGGCCCAGTGTAGACATTTCCTGCTCCCATCGTCATCTGGAAGCTGTTGCTTGGTGTTACTATCACCGACTCCAAAGCTGTAGGTAAGGCTGTACCAAACTGCAACCACAAACTCCCAGCGGCACCCACGTGCTGGATCGCAAGGTAGCGTCGATTCGCGTTGGCAGCGACAATGGTGCCGCCAGCGGACCCAATCTGGACGACAGACTGAGAGAATGTATTCGTCCCGAACGTGTCCAGCATCGGCTCTCCCCTATGTCGCTATACCAAGGGTTGCACTGCCTCCATTAACAGCCTGCAGATAGAATGGTGTGCCGTTGACCACGAAACCCAGATAGACCGTGCCGAGCTGGTACCCAAGCATCACTTTCCCACTGTCAGTGCCAAGCTGAGCAGCGGTCAGCTTCGCTGTGCCCGTCGAGACTGGCACGCGCAGTGCGTAGGAGTGCTGGTCAACCGTGCCAGCGGCGCTAATGGTCTTGCCGCAGGTGAGGTTGCCCTTGACCCGGAACGCTCGCCGTTCTTTCTCAAGACCCATTCCTTGTACCTACCTTTCTCGCCTCGTCACCTCCATGCTAGGCTAAGTCGGGGTCTTCTCCCGCTCCAGTACTTCTAGGCCCTGCTTCGACATCCTCATCCGAGTTGGTAGTGGTGAGGTGTCCAGCGGATTCCCTTCGGGATTGACGTCTGGTGCCACCTCGCTCTTCTCTATCTCCTCATCTGAGAGTGCCTTGGTGGACCTGCGTTGCTTAAGCTGCGGCCCGGTTAAGTTGGCAGCGGCGTCCTCAGCGTGCGAGCGCTTCAGGTGCTGCGAGGGGAATGGAGACGTCACATCGGCTCCGTAGAAGCTCTCCCCGCACTTCGGACACTCCCATAAGGGCGTGCTCTTATCTACCGGGCCGCAGTACACCCGCTGGAGCGCATTCTGGCCTAGGAGCTTTTGGTCGTTGCGGAGGCCTATCAGCTCAAAGACCTGTCCGCGCTCCAGCAGTTTGCCACCATACTCCCTTAGGTTCGGGTCACTCGCCCAGACCTTCTTACCCATCCCTGCCTTACCTCCTTGCCTAGTTCACGCAGTCGGCGAAGAACGCTCCGGCGTAAGCCTCCGTCAGCACGTGGGTCAGGTAGCTGTGGACCTCGATCCAATCGTAGCGCTCTCGCTCCTGCCGGCCCTTTCGTGCAAACTGGATAGCGCCTCCTGTCAGCGGCCTCCAGAAGAAGGTGTACCCTGCCGCCGGCACGAGGAGTCCAGGTGCCGTGGGTACGTAGCACAGGAGAGCATCGTCGTCGATGACCCGGCCCAGCGTCAAAGTCACACCTTCGACGGAGGTCTTGTAGATGGCCCTGGAGACCAGGACCTCGTCAAGCTCCAGAATCTGGGCCAGGAGGTTCGGCGTTATCATGGCCGGGTTGGCTGCTGCAGCCCCATACTTGATCAGGTCGATGAAGTCCGGGTGGTGCTTTAGCCGACGCCACACGATGGCTCCCATGATGAGCTTGTTGCAAAGCACACCAGAAGCCAGCTCTACTGTGTCCTTCTCCAGCTCAATGTCGCCGATGGGGTCCGAGGCACCGTAGTCCTGCCAGCGAGCACCACCATGACTCCCATCTGTCACGTCCACATCCGTGCCACCTGTCCCACCAAGCCACTGGCTACCAGCGAAGGCCGCAGCAGCGAGCAGGCGCTCCCGCCGGATCAAGTGAATCTGGCTGAGGAGCGTTGTCACTTCCTGGTCAAGCTGGAACACTGCATCGGCGTTGCCCCGAAGCTCGTCGCTGATCTCCATACCGATGGCCTGGTTGCGGCAGTAGTACGTGTTGGTCTTGTCTACCCCGTAGCCCACGAGGGCTGCGCGGGTATTGGGAGCACGCGTCATCTGCTCGCCAGGGTCTACCATGAAGTCACCACGAGTGTACTTCAGGTAGATGTCCGACTGCTTGTCCACCCCCACAAGAGGGAAGACCTTGTCCGCCACAAAGGCGTTGGGCTGTTGAATATGGGCGATGCTGATCTGTGTCAACAGCGCGTTGGCGTGCACATCGCCCACGTCAGGCTGATTCGGCAAATCGCTACCTCCTTTACTTACTCAGGCTCTTACGCCTGGCAGTGCCAGTATGGGTTGACCACGACCCCTGCGTAGCCACCGGAGCCGGAAGCGGCCTCGGTGCAGATGCCAAGCACCCACTGCGTGCCGGCACCGGTGAAGGTTGAGCCCCAGCCAACAGCGCCGACCACCCCAACGGTGATCAACTGGCCCTCGTCGATGGCCGAGTTAGCGTGGACCTTGGTGTGACTGCCGACGATGGCCACCTCGGCTGCCCTGTCTGCGGCAGCAGGCTTGTTGAGCAGCACCCCCAGGATAGGAGTGCCATAGCCCGTAGCCGAACCCATGACGTTGATCTGGCCATCGCTCTCGACTCCGACGATGTGGAACTGGTAGGAGCTCAGGTCCCCTGCCGCAGGGAACGTGATACTGTTGATTTTCTTCTCAACCGCCAATGTCTTTTACCTCCTGGCAGCCCATTGCTGGGTGCCTTCCCCACTATGAGGGTCTAGCCGCTAAACGAAAACTTGCGGCCTGTGATCTCCCGGTCGTACCGGTCATACAGGCCTGGCTGCTCAGTTGCGATCTTCTGGACGGCTTCCGCATAGGTCAACTTCGCGTTGGCCTCCATCGCCGCCTTTGCAGCCTGCTCAAACTCTTCCTTGACCGAGGCTGGTGTCTCGCCGCCACTCGTGCCGATCTCCTTGAAGAGACCAGCCTCCTTGAGCTGCTTGGCGTGAGCCCGCTGCTGATCCACGTAGGCCTTCAGCTCAGGACCGATGCCCTTTGCCTCAGCGATAAGGAGCATCATGTCCATATGGGACTTCGGCTCTCCGACAAAGGGCGGAGCGCCGTCGGCAGACGGGTCGCGGCCCAGGATGAGGTCCGTGAAGGCACGGTGCAGAGCCTGGGACTCAAGCTCGGCGATACGTCCAGTCGCAGTCTCTAGCCCCTTCTTGCTCTCTTCAGCCGCAGCCTTATAGGTCTCAGCCGCTGTCTTGGCTTTCTCCAGCTCATCCTTGAAGGTCTTTGTGGCCTCAGCCACCCGCTCATCGACCAACTCAGTGAGCTGGTCCTCTGTGTACTTAGTGCTCAATAGACTGCCTCGCTTTCGGTGAATAACTACCAGTTTGTCCTCGTGAACGTCAGCAGGGTCTAGGCTGCCCTGCTTAAGTTCTACCCAGTCTTCATTACCACCATCGTCTAGGCTCACCTCCCATAAGAAGCCATCAGAAGCCACGAGGGGCTTAAGGGCCTGGTCCTTGAAGAAAGGCCGCGTTGTCAGTGCACCTCCGATAAGGACGTTCTTGAAAACCTGCCCTGTCGCTGGGTCCTTCCACTCGTCGAACCACTCAGGCGAGAAGTACTTGAAGCGCTCGGTCTTGAGCAGTTCCTCGCCCCGGTCCGTCCAGTCCACCCGAGCCCAGAGCCCCCCCTCGCCATCTGGGCCACCAACCTTGACCTCTTTGTAGTACCCAAGAGCACCGGAGGCTTTGGTTTCGTGCTCAGCGTCGATGGGGATGTGCTCCTGGTAAACCGTCCGGTCGAAGTTTGCCTTGAACTCCTTTAGTATCTGCGAAGTGATCTTGATCTCGCCGTAGCGCGGATGCTGCCAGGTACCAGGCGCTGGCACAACCTGAATCCAGTCGGGTGGCTCAGACGCCTTGTAAGGCGCGAGATCAAGCAGCAAGCGGCATTCGCCTGCGGCGGAAGCAAGGCCCATAAGACCCTCCTCTCTGGCCCTTATCTGGGCCGGCATGTCTTCTGGCTTAACTCCCTGTGCAGCATACATGCCACGCAGTTTTGAGATAGCTGAGCGTCGCTGCTCAGGAGTAAGCTGTACTGGCTGCCCACGAAATCCACCTGGACTTAAGGCAGCGGCCGCCCTACCTAACTGTGCCTGAGTGATCTGCTTTGTGCCTCCTACATATTCCCTGATCCGCAGCTTCCAAGTTGACGGCAGGTCGGGGTCGGGCACGACCAGGTAGTCGTCGCTGGTGTACTCCTCGCCGTTGTCCGTCTTGGCAGCAAACTCCATACCACTAACCTCCCCAGGTAGCAGCTCGCTCATAGGATGAGCGGCTGCCCAGGCTTTAGCATCGCCCACTGACCACTGATCTTTGGGGAATCGGAGGGCTTGGATGGTGGTCGTAGTCTCACCCTTCAGCCTGCCGATGATGGCAAAAACAGGCTTGCCCGTATGCTGTAGCTGAATACGCCTGAACGAGTCCGGCTGAAAGTCTCCTGGGTCCTTGATGCGGTTGCGGATCTCATTCTCAGTCTCTTCCCAAGCAAACTGCCTCGCCTCGGACAAAGCCAGCAAGTCCAAGATCTCCTCGTCGTCTAGCCCTGCTTCTGATCCACTACTAGGCCTCCTCCTCGCAGGCGACCTTGAGCCCTCGCCGCTTAACCTCAGCCAAAGCGTAGCGGTGAGCGGCGGACGCCACCCTCCCGTCGCGGTGCAGTCTCCAGTGTAGCGCCCTGAGCCTAGCATCTGACAGCCGGCGCACGTCTATCGGCGTCAAGCTCGAGTCAAACTCCCGCAGCTTTGCCCCACGAGCGACGCCACCAGCGTGGCCACGAGCCATCTGGGTCATCTTTTCTATCTGTGTAGAGGAAAGGAAGGGTAGGCCTCTGAGGAGGTCTCTCAGCTTCTGGAGGTATGCTAGACCCGAGGCCATGACTGCCTCGTAGCCAGGTCCAGTCCCTCCTTGTTGCTGCCTGACCTTGCTTCACTTGTAACAGGATATGGACACTTTGTCAAGAGCAGGGCAAGCTCCTGATCATGCCCGTAGGTAGACTCAAACTGGCGCTCAGCTCCACAGAGCTTGCACCTGCCATAGTTGTGGTTGTCTATCAGCCAGCGGTGGACGCAGGTCACTTCACTCCTCCCTCCCCGGCCTCAGCCGCTGCCACAGTGCAGCGGCAGCCTGGGTGTAGGGGTGGACCGTCGTCACCCGAGGAGAAGGTCTCGCCCAGAGGCACCACTTCTCCGTCAAGTGCCTCGCACTCGTCACAAGCACCTGCCTGCCCATCGAGCCACTGCTTAGCCTCCACGCCTGCCCGGTCGTAGACTTGCAAGCTGCCTTGGGTATAGGCCCTGATAGTCTCTGTCTGGGCGATGAGCCCTGCTCGCCACTCAGGCATACCACCAGCAGCATCGGAGACTAGCGTAGCCAGGTCGTCCCTGGCCAGTCCCTCTTTGAGTCCACCAACCAATGCCCCACGAACATTGGTCACGGTAGTGCGGTTGAGCCCCCTAGCCAAGTCGAGGCCGTATTGGTCGATGAACTCCTGCGCCTCCGGCGAGTCGAGGGACCAGTCCACCCCAAGCTCAGGGTCAGCGAACTCACTGGCTCGCTTGGCTGCCAGCTCCCTCTTGGCTGTCTCTCCTCCCAGCAGGAGTGCTGCCTTCCTACCTTTGGCCATCACCTGAGCTAAGGCCTGGCTATGCTCCTCAAGCTGCCGGCCCAGGTCGGTGATGGCGTCTGGTGGTACCTGGTCTGCTGGCAGCATGGCTGGCCACACCTGTTTGACCCAAGCCCGCTGGTGAGCGAAGTATGCTGAGATTGCCCGCTGGAGGGAGCGCTCCGCAGCCTTGAGTTTGGCCAAGACTCGTGGTCGGGCTGTTACGTTCGGGTGCCAGGGCTCAGCCATTTACCTCTCATACGTGACGTAGAAATGAGGCTTCGGCTTGATAAAAAGGGCACCGATGCCTATGGTAGCAATCCTTGCCAGCCCTACTGGCTGCTTGACTTCGGAGACACCAGTGACCCGCCAGCCGGCCTTTTTTCGCCGTGCCATGCCCTTATTGAGCGCCCGCTGACCTTTGTACTCCACTACCTCTTGCTTCATCACTATGACTCCTTTCTCCAACAGTCGTAGACCTTACTCTTGCGCTTTACCTCTTTGCTCAAGCCCATTGGCTCAGACCTCCAGCGGATAAGTCCACACTGCAAACACGAGGCAGCCTCTCCTGCGAAGTCGCTAGGGAATAGCTGCCCACCACACTTCGGACAGTCTCCTACTCCAGCTCGTCTGACCCGGACAAGTACCACTGTGCCCACTGCTGCGCGGTCCACCCATCGCTCCTTTCAACAGCCCCAGAAGGAGGTGTCTCCCCAGGCACAGGTGCTGGCGGAGTCTTTGGTGGTGCTTCCTCTGGTGGTATAGCCTCCTCTGGGAGCTCCGGCAGCCCTGCTTTGTCCCTGAGCCAGTCAGTAGCATCCTTGTCTGTGACCATGACGCCAGCCTGACTGAGAGCCAGGATGTAGCTGCCCAGCGTCTTGAGGTCAACGTCACCAATGTCGGAGTGTTCTATCCGTGGCAGCTCAGTCAGTTGGCCGAAGTCGTTGAGCGAGAACAGCTTGCGCACGAGGAAGCGGTTGACGGTGTCCTCGATGGTGTCCATGTGGCCCTTGACAGCTAGGTGGAAGAGGTCCTTCTGGTCCCTGGAGAGCGCCCAAGAACCCACACGCCCTTGGCCAAGCGTCAAGAACTGAGCCAGGACGGAGCGAGCGATATTGATAGAGTAGCGCTGGATGGCCTTGTCCATGTCTACCTTGCCGGCACCGGCTGCCTGGAGAAGCTTGGCCTCCCACTGCATCTCTGGAGTAGCACCTAGCCGCTTGAGCAACAAGCCTGCCTGGTCGTCCTGCTTATACTTCCTGAGGATGTCTAGAGCCGCCTCGTGGTCGTCCTGAGAAGCACCAGCAGGCTCATACAAGACGAGCGTGCCAGTGAGGTCGCGCTCAGCGCCGATGACTTCGATCTCTTCGAGGTTCTTCCTAATGTAGTAGGAACGGTAGGCGTTGCGGAGAATGGAGTAGCCCTCTGGGTTGTTCTTCTCACGCCTCGTGCGGAAGAGCACTGCCTTCTCTATGGGGATGACTCGCTCCTGGAAGTCAGGAGGTGCCCGCTGCACCATCCCCCTGATACCTCCGTTCTCGTCTAAGTCCCAGCGGTAGAGGGACTGCTGACCTCTGAGGGCGATCTTCCGCCAGCCAATACGGCCGTCGTCGTAGATGCTGGGCGGGTCTTTGTCTGGGCCGAGGCGCTGTTTGAAGATGACCTCGAAGTAGGCCCAGCCAAAGGGGAACATGGTGCAGACCTCAGTGATGAAGTCAGACCAGGAGTGGCTCATGTCACCCATGCAGCTCTTAAGGAACTGAGCTGCCTCCTCGTCCTGTGGTGTCTCTCCCCCAGGTCGAACGTTCCAGGTAGCCGACAGGATGACCATGGTGATAGCGGTAAGGATAGCCCCCACGTCAGGGTCAACGCGCCGCATCTCATCGAAGACTCGAACACCGCGCTCTCCCCTCAGTTGAGGCTCATACTCCTCCTGTATCTGTCCACCGAAGCGCCTAAGGCCCGAGCTGCCCAGCTCAGCGGAGGACTGCCTGAGACCTTCGGCAGCTCGCTTAGAATCTGTCTCTAGAACCATCGTCACCCTCCCAAGTAGGGCCAGTCCTCAACCCTGCTACAACGCTCCTAGTCGCCCTAACTGACGACGGGCCTAATGCAGCCAACCGGCTCGGCTGCATCACCTGCTCCGGCAGCCCCACCCCCCTAGCCACTCCCTCGCCAAGCATTGGCTTCAGGTGTGCGACAGCCATGCTGGTCGTGTCAACTTGGTCATCGTGGGCACCATTGGGAAAGTCCACATGCTCCAGTATCCAAGCTTCGACCCAGGCTGCTCCTTGGGGAAGGTAGATGAGCCCCGACTCCATGAGTGGTGTCACGACCTGCGCCCTGGCTAGCTTGTCTCTGCCCTTAGTCTGCACGGGCACAATGGGCAGGTTAGTGCCCCGCCTCAGCTCTTGCACCAAGACCTGTCCTGAGGAGGCATCCTCCACGAGTATCAAGTCTGGCTTGTGGAGGTTGAACTGACCAATGACAGCAGCCCTGAGGTCAGTATACTCAACCTGCTGACGCCAGACGTCGATAACGTAGAGGCCACGCCTGCCCAGCCCCCAGGTAGCACCTACTGAGTAGCTGTGCTGCTCACCCTCTTTGGCCGCTGTGTCCCAGACCTGTACCTTGTAGTTCACCTCCGGCAAGTAGTCGTAGAACTGGAGCCAGTTGCGCCGGAAGATGGCCTCCTTGAAAGCGCCAATGTCATTCATCTTCTCACGGCGGAACATCACTGAGCCCGACACCAGGTAGTCCATGATGAGCTGCTCTATGCTCCACTTCTTAGGGCACAGCACCTCAACCTCAGGTTGGACGTTCTTGACATCAACGACGAGGCCGTCCTCGTTATAGACAGGTTCAAAACTAATGTCTTCCAGCGCTGGAGAGACGATAGCTGACTCGATGTTCGTTGAGAAGAGTGGGTTGCTGCGGACGTACTCGTAAAGGTCGCCCGAAGCGCACTTGAACGTACCCACGACGATGACCTTGGTATGAGGCTCCCGCAGCTGGAGGATGGTGCCAGTGAACCAGTCGATAATGTGCTGCCGGCGCGCCTCCGTCCTAGTATTCTCGTCGTCTTCGATGTCGTCCAAGATGATGACGTCGTAGTGACCTCCCGTGATAGCGCCTAGCACACCAACGCCTTCGACCGTCGGGTCCTTGCCCACCCGGGTACGCTTGCAGTAGAACAAGTCTGACCGCCAGGCGCTCTGCCCCTCATAGTAGCCACTCGAGTTGCAGATGTCGTCGTAGCCCACGGTAGCTAGCCAGTGCTGGCGGTACCAGGCCCGCATATCTAAGTTGGACTCGATCTCCGTCCTGATAACGCCCACGGTCTTCTCAGCTTCAGAGGCCGTCTTCTGGACGATGAGGATGCGGACGTTAGGGTCCTCGCAGATGCGCCTCAGGGGGTAGGAGATGCAGAAGAGCTCAGTCTTGCCATGGTCGCGGGGCTCAAAGTCGGCTTGGTAGAGGATGTTGGGGTTGTCCAATCGCTTCGCCCACCGGGACTGACAGGCATAGGGGCGGATGCCTCGGTACTCAAGCTGGAACAGGTCCGTACCTATCCTAGCTGCCCCTCGGAAGAGCCTTCTCTGAGCTAATGAGAATGTCCCGGAGGACGTCGAGCTCGGCATCCGTCACCTGTACACTACGGGCATCGACGAAGACTGCGGGCCTGCTTGGTGCCTCACCTTCGTGGCTCTTGTCTAGGAGCCCCGCTCGGTTGAGGTAGTGGAGGATAGCAGCTACCTGTCCCTCGAGTGGGCGGGCCTCGCCAGTGGCCACCTTCCGGAAGGACTCAATAACTGACTTCAAGCCCCGCTTGAGGTCATACTCGCCAGCAGCCAAGTAGAACTGCCCCATCTGCCACAGGAACTCCTGGACGTCTGGCCGCCGGCGGAAGGTAGTGATGGTAGTCGTGGTAAAGCCAGTTGCGGCCGCCACCTCAGCGTCAGGCCTACCGTCGGCCATCATTAGGAGGGCGGTAATGTGCTGCCTAGTCAACCTCTGCTTGATGACTTTCGAGGCCACTGGCGGTCGAGGCAGATAGGGCGAGTGCCCGTCACCGTCCGGCAAGGAGTGCCTCCAGTCTCTCCCTAATCATTCCCACGACAGTTGAGCTTTCTTCCTGAATAGCCCGCTCAGCCATATGCCGCCCCTTGGTACCTGGGTGATGGACATACTTCCTGACGATGAGAGCGCCTTGACCCTTTAGCGTACCCTGAGGTCCACGTCCCAGGCCAGCAGCAGACTTCCCGGCAATGGGCCAGGCTAGAGCCTGCTTGACCTTGGGGTAGATGTCGTGGGCCTTGGTGCCATACTCCACCATCGGAGCATAGACGACGTTGGTGCCAACAGTGACTGTCAGCCCACTAGCGGAGGCCCTGGTGGTCCAGGAGGAGCGGAGGCGACCAGTAACGACGGGAGTGCGCCGCTTGATGGCTGCTTCGAGGTGGGTGCCACCTCTGAGGAGTCCCCGTGCGATCTCGCGCTTATACTTCGCTACGTCCAGACGCTTCAAGAGGTCAGGGATGCCTTCAAGCTTCACCGACAGGGTCTCAGGCACTTGCCATCCTCGTACAGCAACATATAGCAAAAAACTAGCCCTGTCAAGTTGGGCTTGCTGCCGCAATACCGGGTCACTGGGCTCTAAGGTAGCCTCCCCTCGACGAAAGCGTCCAGGATCATGGCTGCGAAGTAGCCCAGGATCAGGATAATCAGGACCGTATCCCAGCGCACTAGGTCATCTCCTCCCCTCTACAGCCTGTACCGCAACTGGTGGCTCAGGTCTTTCTCCCTGGCCAGGAACGACCTCGTGTGGCTGCCACAACCTTTGACACCCTCGGCTTTGCTCATGTCGTCGATGTAGTGGACACACTCGTGGATCAGCGTCGCTAGGCGGTCCCCCTGGCCCCAGGCGATCTCGATGTACTTGCCTCGCATGATTGTCCTATTGTAGGTGCCAAGGATATGCGACCCTCCCTCCGTGAGCACGACTACTGGGGCTTCGACCACACCACCGCCGGAGCACTTGCAGTCCCGAGGCTCTGCGGTGCGGCCGTGGTAGTGGGGGCAGGACCAGATGTCCTCCCGCAGAGCCTCTACGAAGGCGTTGGCCCTCTTGAGAAACGACCGGTGCTGCTTGGCCTGCACCAACGCCTTCCAGGCAGCCTTGGTCTCTTTGGAGACTACCAGCCGACTCCCAAAGGCCGTCCGGCAGACGCTGTGCTTCTTCTCCAGCCGTGCTCGCTCTTTGCTTTGCCTCTCCCGCTCACGCTGGACCTGCTTCCGGAGGGCCATTGGGTACTTGCGGGCCGCCACCATAGGCTCGTGGCACTTGTGGCAAGACTTCCTAGGCTCACCCTTGTGCCGATGCCAGATCTGCTTGCACGTCCAGCAGACCCAATACCTTTCTCTCCTCATAAAGCTTCCTCCTTCTTGCTGCCTAGGACTCCTCTAGAATGTACTTGCCCTCTGTCACAGCGTCGAACTCAATAAGGGTCTCCCGCGCCTGGACGAGCTGAGCACAGAGCACATCGATGCGGCTGCCCATGCTCTGAACCTCACCCAACCCGTTCGGCATCCTGCCACGCCTGACAGTCTCTGCTACTTGCAGCAGGTGCTGTGCCAACGACTCGGCGTCTTTCACCAACCGGTCCGCGACCTGCTGAGCATCGGCCTTGAGCCTCCACTCACGGAAGCTTGCTAGGTCTCGCTCAACCTTAGACACATCCTTCAACTCTTCCCGCTTCATTTCCTGGCTCCTCCTTCTTCCTTGTGGCCTGTCTCATCAGCAGCGAGCAGCCATTCTCGCTGGACGAGCCCGAAGGCTCGTTTCGACCTTCCTAGTACCCGCGCACGACTCTCAGTTGTACCCTGGCGTCGTCAAGCTGCTGCCACTGAGCAGCGGTCTTGTCATCTCCAAGCTTCTCTAGCCGGGCGATCCGGGCCAGCAGCTTGTTGATCCTGCTTATCTGCTGCGCATTCAGCTCACTGGTCGTCTCCATTGTCCTCCTCCTTCTTTCGGGTTTCGTCCTCGCTGGGACTCGTCATTAGTGTTGGCCGCAGCAGATGACCACTTGCGGCAGATCGGTCACGTCGATGAGTGCCCCGCAATAACCATGCTCCTCCTGGTGGGCGCAGACCGTATAGCGCCGCTCCCCTATTTGGTAGACAGTCCAGCGACCCAGGCCCCGCCAGCCGTTATACTCGTGGCTTGCCTCGCACTTGCTGCCCGTTGCTGTCTCCATTTCGGTCACCTCCTACATTCATAATAAGGGGTGATTAAACACTTGTCAAGTGGTTTTCGAGGAATTTTCAAAAAGTTTTTAAAAATTGTTGGTCACGGCTCGCCCCAGCTCAAGGCAGCACCTCCACCGTCGCCTCCAGCACCGAGCATTCGCCCCCGCACAGGTAGTACAGCCCAGCCTCACTTAGGTCGATGTACTCTCCGAGGGGCTGGCTGGAGCAGCCGGGGCAGCTATCTGCACGATAGCCCACAACGCACCGCAGTTGAACGGGCAGTGAATCTCGAAGCCGAACGGCACTATTGTCGGGATTACGTGCGGATGAATGTTCGGTTGATGGGGATCGTCCACGGGCACACACCCGCACCTCGGTTCCACATGGAACGTCGGCGTAGTGGGCTGGCCCGACGGCGACGATGAGAGGGTCACAGCTTCGGTAGACTCCGGCCGCGAGTCCGGCACCGGGACAGAGATCGGTGGCACTTCCCTGCCCAAGCTGATACATCTCGGGCAGTCGCAGGGCGCTGGGTACACGCATGGCACCGCATCCGAGTAACTGTCCCTCATAGGCGCTGCCATAGTGGGTCGCGATTGCGGACCAGCCTCCAATGCCGTCACCCTGAGCTCCAGGTTGCCCATCCGATTGTATAAGTCCTCGATCTGGTGCTCCAAGTTGTACAGCCGTACCTCTAATGGGCTCGATTCCATCTCCTCGCCTGCCGAGGACGGCGCAAGAGAGTCCAGCTGGTCCAGTAACCGGTACACCCTCCGGTAAATATCCTTGATCAGCACAGTTAGCCCTTCCCTGGTAAAAGAATCCATCGCCTACCTCCTTTTGAACTTTGGGTATGGGTTCCGTGGGCTGCAACCGTTCCTCAACCGCTGCCAGGCTTTCGCTATCAGCCAGGCCGTACTCGCTCCGACTAGGCTTGCCAGAATGTAAACCGTCATAGGCAATTCCTTTCGTCAATACAATGCCCAGGCTGGTCGCCAGTATGAACAGGATCACGCCTTGAGCCAGACCTGGGCCTAGCCACCTCAGCGGCTCTCAGTCCTGCTAATTCCGCCCATCGGGACCTCCTTCCGCCCGCCCTCAGCGGGCGTCTGACGATGTGGTTTGCGCCATAGCGCCAGACCTACAAGCCACGGTGTTATAGGCCCTGGCAGTCTTGGGCCATTAAACACCAGTTGGATCAACAACCTTCTCATCGATCTCCCCGCAGTAGGCACAGGTCTCCGGATGACCCCTGTCCGCCTCCCAGTCACGGCCACAATGAGAGCAGACGAGATGGCGCACCAGCTGCACGTGGACCCCCTGCCACTCCACATCACTCCTCCTCCTCCTGCCTGCCTTCAGCGGGCACATTCTGCTCGCCGAGCACGGCCAGTTCGCTCGGATAAAACTCCCACGTCTTCCCATCCTTGAACTGAACTACAAGGATTTCGCGCGGCGTCTTCTGCCTTATCCGCGCCACAACGTAGCCCACGTCGCTTCGCTTGCCTTGGAAATAGGGCGAGCGAACAACCCTAACTACCGATCCGATTTCCATCTCGTCAGACTCATTCTGCACTCCTCGCATAGCCAGGATCCTGCCAACAGCCCAAGCTGGTGGCCTAGTTAGGCCCCGCTCCCAGCGGGAGACCGTCATAAGACCTACTCCCAACTCTACCGCAAGGTCCTGCTGGGAGAAGCCTAGCTCCTGTCGCCAGCGAGCCAGGTCTGCCGGTGAGGCGTCACTGCGTGGCATCGACGCGAGGAGGCCAGCCATCTGACGAGGTGACAAGCTATACTGCTGCCGTACTCGGTCAGGAGGAGCGCCCACGTCAACCATGATCCTAGCGCCCACCAATGCTTGCTTCAATCAACCAACCTCCAAGACCGGGAGGAGATCCTCTCGAACCTGCTGGACTCCTTCATAGTGCGAAGGACGTCCTGCCACTCTAGCCTTCCATGAAGCTGCCCTGTGACATCCGCTGCCGAGAACTTCTCCTTCCTCAGGGTCTTCGCTGCCGCCACGATAGCTTCGAGAGCTTCCCCATTGTCCACTCCACCAGTGTACTGCTGAATGGCGGGCTTGCTCTCCTTGACGGCCTCCTCCTCAACCCTAGCTGGCTCCTTGGTGGCCTTGGGCTCTTTTGCTACGGGAGTATCGCCACAGCCTGCACACGTGCAGCAGACGACGTCCGACCACTTTGCATCCATTTTCTCGTGGTAGTGCCCGTCGGCCGCCTCCAGTGGTCCTAGACACTGGGAGCAAATCCTCTCCGCCTCAAAGTCCCTCACTGGTGCTTTCGCCATTGGATCCTCCTTTCGGCCTATGGTAACATGAATGTTTAATCATTGTCAAGTCAAGCCCCCACTAGCCGTAGAAACTCCGCTCGGAGGCTTGCCTGCTCACGGAAGTAGCCGAGCATGGCTGAAGTCACAGTCTCTGAGCCCACTGCCTTGACCCCACGCATAACCATGCAGGTATGGACGGCCTTGACTACGACTGCGACGCTTGGTGAGCCGCAGGCCTCAGACACTGCCGCTGCTATCTGCCTTGTCAGCCGCTCCTGAATGGTGAGCCTCGACGCTTGCTGCACGACGAGGCGAGCAACCTTGGAAAGGCCTAGTACTTGGCCTGAGGGCAAGTAGCCAACGTGGCAGGTGCCAAGGTAGGGCATGAGGTGGTGCTCGCATAAGGAGTAGAGGGGAATGTCTGAGACGACCATTAGGTCGTCTATGCCGTCAGCGCGGAAGCACCTAACGTTGACTGCAGCTCCAGCCTGAGCCTGGAACTCCGACAGGAAGCGCAGCACCCGGGCAGGAGTGTCCAGGAGGTCTTCGCGGTTTGGGTCGTCACCTAGCCACTCTATCAGCCGGCGCACTGCGTCCTCGGGTGTGCCAGCGTCCTGGTCGGCGACCTCCCAGGGAAACTGCACCCATTCTCCCTCTGGTACCTCCAGCGCGGCGTAGGCATCGTCTCTTGCACCTGTACCCTTGGCGACTAGCGTCACCACCATGTCTGGGTCCCACTTCTCACGAGCTAGCTCAACCGTACGGCCCGTCACCCTAATGTCGTCTACCAAGACCCGTGGCGCTCTCAACCGGACAGGCTCAGTAGAAGAGACGATAACTGGCGAGGGAGACGATGCGGCAGCAATGAGTGCTGCCGCAGGTATACCACCCCGTGGGATAGCAACTAGCAACGGGTGCGGAGCTACCTCGTCCGCGATCTGTCTAGCGCAGAGCACGGCCAGGTGCTGAACTTCCTCCATGCTTAACTTTCTCACCGTCGGCGCTCCTTTCCAAAGGCTAGGACTTGCAGCCTCGTCGTCACTCTGACGCCCAGTTTCTGAGCTAGCTCAATAACGTAGCCCTGTCTAGCCACGAGCTCGTCCTGAGTCGTGGCCTCAGGCATGAGGTAAATGCTGTCTAGGACTGACGCCCACTTCAGCTCAAGCTCATTTGCGACTTCCCGGAGGAACTTGAGGTAGGCCATTAGGACTACTTCATCGTCAGGGCGGACTACAAGCTTAAAGGTCGCACCGTTCTTCAAGAAGGCCTTGGTTGCCGCTTCGTTCCAGAGTACCTTCAGAGGCACTTTGGCGTTTCCTGCTGTAGCCAGCTTAGGCGAGACGTTGAAGTCGCAAAGCTCTAGCATACCCTGGGACGGCACTATTGTGCCGTTTGTCTCGACCTCAGCGTCTGCCACAAGCTCAACCAAACTGAGCTGGTCCAGGGTGCTCCAGTACTTGCCAATCACGTAGGGCAGCTCCCGCTGGTATAGCAAGGGCTCACCACCTGTCACGACTAAACCACGAGGGACAACGGGCTGCTCCCTGACGTACTGTACGAGCACGCCTACTAGCTCGTCCGGCTCGTAGAACTGAAACTGGTTATAGCCTGGGTTATTCTTGCTCCAGGTGAACTTAGAGTCGCACCAGGAGCAACGCAGGTTGCAGAGGGCAAGTCGCAGGAACAGGGAGGAGCGGCCAAGGTTAGGGCCTTCCCCCTGGGGCGCTATGTAGTATTCCACCACTTCTAGCATGACACCCTTAGCAGCCCTTTCTCAACGACTTGGTCGGCATACTCCTTCCCACAGAATTGCTTGATGATGTCGTAGATTGTGGGACACTCCTTGCTAGGCTGGTGGTGTGATAGTGGTTGCTCACACTCCTCGCAAAGCACTGGCTTGTAGCGACGTAGCGGGCTCACTTTTCTCCTCCTCATAGCTCGTACTCTGCCCAGGAGTCGGCCGTCTCCCAGACTCTCACCCGGCCCACGACGGCGCGGGACTGGTGTAGCTCAGCCTGCACGCGGTCGAAGATGTAGCTGGCTAGCTGCTCAGCCGTACACTTCAGCTTGTGGTGGTCAAGCTGCTCGTCGATGAGTGACTTGACGATGACTGAGAGGTCGCCGAAGTCGAGCACCATGCCCGTCTTCGGGCCTTGCATAATGAGGCTGTTCCGCTCCAGGACGACCTCGACCTTGTAGCTGTGCCCATGCTCCCTAGCACACTTGCCGTCGTGCCCCACGAGCTGGTGCCCTGCCTCGAAGCTGAAGACTTTTCCTACTCTGTACGTAGCAGCACCTCCTTGCTTGACTATGGCCAACCAGCGGGTGCTGGCGGTGGCTTTTCGTGGTTGAGCCTATTCCAGATATCACGAGGGATCTCGCGCCCGCGCAGTTTATACAGGAACCTAACATACTCTTGCTCGCTGAAGTCATTCGCCTTAGGAAGAAGCCACTCCCTAGCCTTATCGTTGGCGGGATATACTCGGAAGGCCTTGTTATCCCAGTAGAAAACATAGAAGAATGGAAGGCCTCTGTCACCACTAGGAGGTGCGTAGTTGTCTGCTAGAGCAGTAAGGGCACTACGATTGGCATCATCAAGTGGAGGCAGGAAGCCCTGCCAATACTTAAAGTCGATAAGGCAGACAGGAATGCCCTCGTCGTACTCGAGGCCGTCTATGTCCGTATAAGGACAGTCAAACCCCCAGGCCCTATGCCACTCACTAGGCCGCCTGTCCCGCCAGCCAGAGCGCTCACCTAAAACGCCATCAGGTCTACGGTAGTCGGAGCCTCTCAATAGCAATCGCCTCCAAACGTGTTCGCGCCGTTTCTACATTCTCAGCATCTAAGTCGCAGCCAATAAAGGACCGCCCCCGAGCCAGGGCTGCGACTCCTGTAGTGCCCGCTCCCATAAAGGGATCGAGGACGAGCTCACCAACCTGGGTTAGCCTACTTACGACATCTGCCATACCGGACTCGCTCTGCCCCCACTCGTGGAAGCGCTTGTCGTTGTCGTTCACATCGCTCTTAGGCACATCACCAAACCACTCTGGACTTGCTCCCTCTCCATTCCGACAGAGGATGATAGGCTTCCAGAATGTGATAACCTTACGTGGGAATACCTGTACAGCCTGACCACCGGGTGTCAGGTAGGCCATCGTCCAGTGGTAGTCAAGGTGGCTTACGAGCGCTTGGAAGACCTGTGGAAGGTACGTCTGCCCACTCATTACAGCGCACAGGCCACCAGGCTTCAGCCAGATCGCTGCTTTAGCAGACAGCGCCTCATAGAGAGGAAGATACTCCTCCGAGTAGGGAGGGTCTGTGATTATGACATCTACCGTGCCTGGCTCTAAGTCCTCTAAGACGGTTTGAAAGTCGCCGTGCCGCAGGTCAAAGTGTACGCCAGCAGCCCGCATCTTATACTCAGCGACCACTTTTCTTGCTTGCTCACGCTCAAGATCAGGGTGCACGTCGCCAGCATCGATGGCTGCCTCCAGTAGCGGCGGCTCAAGGCGGGAAAGCTCGTAGAGGGTGCCCCAGGAGGGAGGCAGATGTTCAATGCATTGAACATCTGCCAACATAGGATGCTCTGAGATAGCCATCAGGCTGTATGCTGTTGACCGGCTAATGCCCACATCCTCGCGCAGCCAGATCTCCCACTTTCCATACTCTATCTGCTGTCGGGCATCCCGTAGGTGCTGGCCTGCCATGATGAAGCCCAGGACAGCCTGGCTGAGGTCGGCGCGGATGATGCCTGCCCACTCTTCCGGGCTTCGGACTTCGACAACTATACCCTCTAGCGGAACGAGGTCACTACTTGTCATAATGTTTCCTTTCCTAGCCTGTGAGATTGTGAGTGTGAGACCCTTGTGTTACATAGGCATATATAATGGGTTTTCTAATTTGCTTATACAATTTCCCCCTCTCTCTTCTCTTACATTAGTACCTAACACAGACACTCACATCTCACATCAAATACAAGTTACATTCACATCATTCACAAAGAGAGGCGGTCCGCCATGTTGTGAAACACAAATGTGACACTCACATGCTCACACACTTGTCTCACACCCCCCGTCAGCAATAAGCAGAGCTGCTGGTATACTCACACCCGAGAGCTGAGTGACCCGCTCTCCTTCCGCCTTCACCCGCACTTTTGCCACCCGTGGACAGCCTCGGTCCTCTGCGTCCTTGAGGAACTGTGACCAGGAGAAGGACGCTTCCTGCCCTCTGGAGCGCAGCTCGCCCTCGTACCAGGCGAAGGTCGTGTCGTGGGTGAGAAGGACCCAGTCAGGCTGGCCGTCCTTTAGCCAGTAGTAGGCGACGACCTTCGCTCCTGGCTTCTGTGGAATAGTCCTGGCCTCCTCGGAAATGCCTTTCGCTGGGTAGAGGCAGACTTCTCTGGCCGAAAGCTGCTCGGCCAGGGCGGTAATGAGTAGGCGGAAGGCAGCGGACTCCTCCACTTCTAGGGCCTTCTCAGTCACTCCTGCTAGCTGTGCGTCCAGTCCCTGCTTCACCTTCCCCTTGAACCACAAGTGAGCCTCCTTGCTCACCATCTCCTCTAGGAACGTGCCTACTATGCTCGACACGGAGAACAGCGAGGCCAGCGAGGCCAGCACCCGCAGGTGCACGACCTCCTTCTCCTTCGCCTTGAGCAGAATGCGGTAAATGCGGGCCTTGTGCTCAGCGAAGGTGAGGCCGTCAAGGAGGGCCTGCTGGCGCGCTAGCCAGCTAAGGTAGGTGCCTCCGAAGACCTGGAGCGTGCCGTCAGCAATGGCAGCCTGCACCTGGGACAGCTTGTGGAGGTCTAGGTCACCCTTGCGGAAGGTTACCGTTATCGTCCTGGCCTCAGCACTAGCTTCTCTCTCCCAGCGGTCCTCTCCGTTACTTAGCAAGAGTCCTCGTGAGGGCTGCGCCACCTGGAGCTTCTGAGAGGGAGAGCCACGGCCGCGGAAGGACTTCTCAGCATAGCTCTGGATCAGGGAGAGCATCTCACTCTTCCTGCCAACCGTGGAGCGCTTGTAGTCGTCTACGAGCAGCGTCAAGTCCTTAGTGACGTACATCATTATTCGCAGGGACGTGGGTGTTGAGCCCCAGTTGGCTGGCACGGGGCTCTGGTCAGTGAAGGTCCCAAATAAGCTGAGGGCGGCAAGGCAGTAGGCAGTCTTTAGTGTGCCCGTCCTGCCCATGACGTGAATCAGTGGAGGGACGGCACCAACTCCAGCCGTCGTTAGCGGCCCAGCCAGGACTTGTAGGACGATAGGGACGAGGGACGCTGCCGGTCCCACTTCCAGCAGCTTTTGGAACGCCAACCAGGCCCTCTCTAGCTCCGCTGCATTAGTGGCAGGTCGTACTCCTCGACCGTAGGGCTCTAGCGCCTCGAAGGTGACGGGCGACTCACGAGGGAGCCGCTCCTTCTCAATTCTGACGCTCGTGTCCAGCCCATGACTGCCAATAGCACCCGCCGCCGAGGGCAGCAGGTATAACCACTCACCACCATACTCAACCCAGCCAGTTGTCTCGAAGATGCGCCCTTGGGGAGCATCTCCTGAGAGGGCGCGCATGGCTGTTCTCAGCGTCTCGTACATACCTGGGCAGACGTGGTACCTGACAGGGAGCTCTCGGTTGATAGCTGCTTGGAAAGCAGTGGTGGAGCCCACGTCGTCGCTGTCTAGGACGATAGTCTCGGAGGTCCCACCCTTCAAGGTGCAGCGTACTGGCCAACACCTCCTCTTATGCTCACGCTGCCCTCCGTCGTCGATGAGTAAGTCTTCCAGGATTTGTGGCCGGAAGTTGCAGACCTTCCTGACTACCTTGGGCGTCGGGTGGTAGTATAAAGCACCGTCTGCCTCGTCCCACGTATAGTCAGGGTGTAGCTGGACGGGTTGGGCTGCCTGCACGTCAGCAAGGACCTTCTGAGCTAGCTCCCAGTACCGCCGGTCTGAGTCCTCGCGGCCAGCGTACTTAGGAATGGCAAAGGCCTTCTCGTCGAAGTCCCGCAGGACTCCAGCTAGGGTCTCAGGCGACAGGTCATACTGCTTACGCTCAGCAGCCTCAACTAAGTCGTGGGCCAAAGCCATTAAGCGCTTAGACCGGTCAGGTTCTACGACTTTCAGACCAGAAGCCAGCACTTGTCGGTACTGAGTGAGAGCAGCGTCTGCGGCTATCTCCGTTGGAATGCTGCAGGCCTTAATCTTCTCGCTGGGCTCTCCTTGCACTTCTGACGCTGGAGCGACGTCTCCCATTACCACGTCAACTGCTCCGAGGAGGGAGCGGACGTACTCAACTGGGTCTGAGACCATTCCTAGCTGTGGCGGCGGGTCCTCACGCCTGCGCCCCAACCACTTGTAGAGCCGCCCCGTAATCGACGTGGACGGCGGTACGACCACATAAGTATCGTCGCCCCTGACTTCACCTATGCGGTGACCGTTCACGTCCTTGACGTGGAAGGTCTTTGTCCCTCCCGTCGTCCTGAACCAAATGTGAGCACCAGCTCTGCCAGTGAAGACAACGCCGGTGTGGTCAGAGAGGCCCAAGTTAGGGTGTACGAGTCGGGCAGCAATCTCGCGGTCGTCAACGTCGAAGGCGAGAGCACTGCCAGCAGCAGCTCCTAAGGCCACACCAATATTTATTCCCTGAGGCCAGCTAGAAATCCTATGAGCGTCAGTGGTGGCGTCCTTGACGCCGTGAGGACAGAGGTCAGGTCGTGGGTGCTTACCAGGGCTCTTACAGTCCGGCTTGCCGCAGGTGCAGCAGCCATTCTCTACCGTGTAGAGAGCTAGGACGGGCCAGCCTGCCGCAGCGTAAGTGAGGGCGGCTTCGACAGTCATGCCACACCCGCAAGCTTCGCCTCCTCATAAGCGAGGAGGGCAGCAGCTAGTGCAACCGTCTGAAGGTCAGTAAGTCCTATTTGTAGCCTACCCTCCTCTGAGTACTGGACTTGGTCTACCCAGCCGAGGTTATTAACGACTTGGAAGTACTCGTCCTCGGTGAGCTTCGCTATATAGGCTGAGCAGACGTGCTCAGCCCGCTCTCTGCGCTCGGGCTTGATCTGGATCTCCTCGTCCTCGCCTTCCACGTCTTCACCTCCTTCTGGCGCGGGTGGTAGGGTTCTGACCTACGTCTTGCAGCCCGTGCTGCCTGTCCTCCCTTAGACGACTCCCCGCAGGCCGGCGCTCATTCCGGCGACGGGCTGGAGGGAAGAAGGAGGTGAGAACCTCCAGCCCGCGCCCGGCGCGAGCGCAGACACGAACCGGCTACTTTGGCTCACACTCTTCACAGAGGGCCGCCAGTGGCTTGGCCACTCTCTTAAGACAGCGCCGGCAGCTCCTAGTCGGGAAGAGTCTGAGGAAGGCCTTGAGCTCCTCGATGCTCCTTAGCACTCCCGAGTATCCTCCCGCTTGGTAGACCTCCTCCAGCATGCGCTTTTGCGCTGCCGTGGGCTTCTTACCTGGTAGCTTGACCTCGATGGCAAAGAACATGCCCCAAAGGCAGCCCTCTAGGTCTGGACGACCAACACGCTGGAATGGAGAGCCGTGGTTCTTCTGGACGTACGCACCATATATCCGCAGCTCTTGCTGCATCTGCGCGACGAGAGCAGACTCTAGCATCTAGAGCTCCTCCATGAGCTCGTCGAGGGCTGCCGTGGCTTGCTCCTCTAGAGCCTCAACTGGCTCCATTGCCTCAACGTCAGGCTCAGGTAGTGGTGGCTGCTCAACCTTACGAATGGGAGTTGGGGCCTGCGCGGGAGTGGGTTGCTCAGCCTTAGGTTGCAGTGGGTAGAATGAGAACGGTCGGCTAGCCACCCTAGCTGGGTAGCTGCCCGTGGCTGGAACCTCCTCGTCGTCAACGTCAGCTAGCAGTTTCTTCCCACGGAGCCCGTCCAGGTTGACCTTGGCCTTTCCTTTCTGCTCTGAGAAGCCAACGCCAACGAGGAACGCATGGAAGCGCTGCAAGCCGAAGTGGCTATCCTCTGGCTGCCCGGGCACGACAAACCGCTCAACGAGGCGCTTACCGGCGTACTCGCCTTCAGCTACCTTCAGCGTAACGACGACCATCTGCCGGCCAGTCCTAGCAGTCTGCGCCTCAGCCTTGTCAACGACAAGGGCATAGGTAGCTGGCGGTATGTGGTCTGATGCTAATCCGCCTTGTGCCGGCGGGGCCTGAGCGAAGTCCAGGACGATGTAGTTGGGCATTCCTTGTCCTCCTTAGCCTATTGCTACTAAAGCCTCTTCTTGTGCGGCATCTGGTGCCGGAACGTCCACACCCAGGAGCCAGGCGAAGATCCCACCTAGGTTCGGGTTTTTGATGATGGGAGGTAGTGGCCTGCTAGGCAGCGCTCGCACCTTGGTGACCGTACTAGCATGCGGCCCGACCCGTAGCCAGCGCTCAACAACCATGGCTTTCGTCTCTGGGTCCTCGACCTCCCTAGTGAAGAGCCTGCCCACGAGGAACATGGCTGGTAGCAGAGCGGAGAGGGAGGCAGGGGAGACCCCAGGCTGATACTCAAGCGTCCCGTCCTCACCACCGCCCCTGAGTTGCTCCTGGGCTAGGTAGATAACGTGGAGAGGGAGCTGCTTGAAGCGGTAGTAGAGCTCAGCGCCAAGCATACCAATCTTGCCCCAGTCCTGCATGGACAAGCTATGCGGGTCGGCAGCTAGGTCTCGCTCCTTGACAGCCTTCCTCTTGGCTAGCTCCTGGATGGCGGAGATCGTGTCCAGACCGACCCACTTGTACTCATGCTTGTCCTCCATAAGGTAGTGCCAGACCTCGTCCAGCTCCTCCCACCGCGTGACTGGGAGGACGTCGATCCGGTCGGCATGGTCCGACAGAACCATCGTGCCACCTTCGATAACTGGCACGTCGATGACTAAGCCCTTCCCAGGCATGGTGGCTAAGAGAGTCGTCTTACCGACACCGCCTCGACCATAGATGCAGGAGGCCAGCCGGACGACCTTGGTACTCGGCTTCCTAATTCGGGCTGCTATGCTAGGGGCTACTCGTGTCGCCGTTGTCACTTGCCACCTCCTTGCTTTCCTTCCTGACGAATAGACGCTGAACCACTTCCTCCTCGTCTCCTCCCAAGATCACTGCTTCGCACAGCTTGTTATACTCGCAGAAGTCACAGCCGAAGCCCACGCTCCTAACCGGAATGTAGTTCCCACCAGACTCACGGATCGCTTGGACGGTGCGAGCCGTGGCAATAAAGTCCCTTAGTAGGATATGCTCAGCCTGCATGAGCGGAAGGACGACCCGAGGGAAGAAGACTGCCTCCTCCCTGCCTTCCAGTCTCTCCTTGACCGGCAGGTAGTCTTCTTCCCTCAGGCCGTGCTTCTGTATCTCCGCTTGGTAGACCGCCCAAGTAGAGTCTAGGTCTGCCCGAGTAGTGAGCATGCCGTTCTTGAGCAAGGCCGGGACCGTTGGCTCCTTCGTCCTTATGTAGTTCCAGACCACACCGTTGATCGGCCCATGACCGAGCTCTTCCAGAGCTGCACTCATTAGCGTGGTCTGCAAGTCTCGGAGCCTTCTGCCTTGCCCAGGCACGGACCCAGTCGTCTTGTGCTCCCACAAGAGACGCTGTCCGTCCTGCTCAGCTACCAGGTCGGCAATGCCAACTAGCTGGAGTCCTCGGTCGAGTTCCAGCGTGTAGCGGTACTCAACCAGTACTGGCCAGAGCTGCTCGAAGTCGGGTCTGCCTCTGACGAGGAAGTAGCGCTCGAAGATGCGCAGTGCTCTTGGCAGGAGGTCCTGCAAGTCCAGGCCGAGCTGATCCTCCCCAGCAGTCTGGGCAGCAAAGACGAGGCCGTCTATCTTTGGCTGGAACTCTCCGCAGGTGAACTCGATAGCTTGCCTCAGAGCGTCGTCTGGGTCACCAGGAATGAATAGGTAGAAGCGCTCTAGGAGTCGGTGTAGGATGGAGCCTAGGAGGGGGGCTGGGCGCTCTAGCTTGGGCTTTAGCCCTTCGACATACCGGTACCAGTACTTCTGCTGGCACTCACGCCACGAGCCTATTGCTGAGAGGGATGTATTCAATTATGAAGGGGTCCTTTCCCAAACTTCTGACATGGAGATATTAATCATCCTCGCTGGCTATGTCAAGGGGTTTCAGGCACAATCTCCCCATGTTTTCCCGACCTTTATGTCCGCTACCAAGGGCACTGGAAGGGTGAGCCCAAACTCGCTGAGGTCTGGGTTCTCCATGCAGCGCCTGACTACTTCGACGACCTGGGCCAAGTGCCTCTCGCTGGCTTCCAACAGTACTGAGTCGTGGACGAACCCTATAATATACGAGTCCAGCCCGTCCAGCAGCCTGTCGATCTCAGCCAGAGAAATGAGGCAGAGGTCTGAGGCCGTAGCCTGGACTGGAGTGTTGATCGCCTTCCTCTGCTTAGCCAGCCCGTCCTCTCCGTCCTCTGAGGGCAGGTTGCGCCAGCGCCCCAGTGGGGTAGGCACAGCTCCCTTGTTGACCCAGTGCCAGGCCGACTTGTGCCAGTCCACTAGCTTCGGGTAGAGCTCGAAGAAGCCGCTCTTTGCCACCGTAGCCTGCTCTTTGGTCAGAGTAATACCATAGTCCCTCAGAGCCACACCAACTAGCACCTCCTCTTGCCCACCGTAGAGTAGGCCGAAGTTGATAGGCTTAGCTCCCTGCCTCTCCTCTTTCGTCACCTCCTCCATATACTCCCGCTGGTGAGCCAGGTAGGAGATTAGGGGGATGCCTCTAGAGCTGGCCTTCAGCCAGGCGGCAGTAGCAGTGTGAATGTCGATGCCTTCCCGGAAGAAGCGCTTCATCGTCGTCTCGTCAGCTAGCCAGGCAGCGATTCGTAGCTCAACCTGCGACTGGTCAGCAGAGACTATAACGTAGCCGTCGGGTGCGCGAACGAGGCGGCGCATTTGGGAGTCACGTGGGAACTGCTGGATAGTGCCTCCTGCCTCGCCCTCCGTCGAAGAGCGCCCCGTCCTAGCAACCCACAACTTATACCCAGTATGGAGCCGTGCCTCTCCCTGCTCCTTGAGCAGCTCCGTCCAGGGGCCAAGGTAGGTGTTCTCCAGCTTCACTACCTTGGCTAGCGCTATGAGTGGCTTTACGTCGGGCCGGCTAGCATAAGGCAGGAGAGCGGCGGCGTTGAGCGAGGCGCGCTGCAGCTTTGGCGTCTTGGGCAGCTTCACTCCACGATGCTCAAGCTCAGCAGCCACGAGGTCGGAGGAGTGTGCCTCCTTCTTGACGAACCCAGGCATGCCAAACTCCGCTGCAACTGCTTTTCGTAGTGAGACGATCCGGTAGTCTGCTTGCTCTTTCAGCTCAGAGAGCATCTTCCCATCAAGGGGCGCACCTCTTAGGGCGGCTTTGACCAAGGCATAGCTCGCTCCCAGGAGCTTCCGGTAGAGGGGAAGAACCGCCTCACGCTGCTGCTCCCTCACCATCTGCAGTAGGCGCTCGTTGAGTAAGAGGGTGGCGAGGGCATCCTGCCCGTTATACTTGAGGAGGGCATCCCAAGCAGCTTTGGTGGCGGGGAGCGTGCCCAGGATGCCCTCCTGCACCTCAGTGTCCCAGCCTGCTGGTACTTCCGTGAGCACGGCGGCTAGGACCTTAAGGCCAAGTGAGTGCTGCAAGTTTAGCAGCGAGGCTAGGAGCAAGGTGTCGCCAGCTAGTATAGGCTTGGCACCCAAGGACAGGAGCCAGGCCAAGTCCGCCGGCGCATTGTGGTAGATCGTCGGTACTTTGCTCAGTATCTTGACGACGACCGGGAATGCCTTGCTATCGGCTTTGACGGCTACAGCTAGTGGACCGTCTGCTAGCCTACCAGCCAAGGCGATGCTGACTAACCTGGGCGCCTTGCCCTCACACCTACTCCAGGGCTGGAAGCGGCCGTTGGGCAGGACTTCCCACTCGCAGTCGCAGGCCAGCAGGTCGCAGGACGCAAGCTGACGGAGAGCGGAGGCGATCTCTACCTCATTCTCAGTCACTAGGATGTCTTGCTTGGCTGCAGCGCCCTTCACCGGAACGGTGACAAGAGCATCGGCTACCTTCAGCGCAAACCTGAAGTCCGTAGCTATGCCGTCCAGGATGCTCTTGTCACCGTTCCGGTGTAGGTAGTAGGCTGGGTGGTAGGTGACGACTACTGGGATAGAGCTACGGTACTCAGGTTTGAGCGCAAGGACGCGCCCTCGACCCGCCCCGATCTTCTCCTTCCCCGTCAGAGCCTTAGCTGCCGTGCCCCCTAGTGCCACGACGAGCTTGGGCTTGACCTGACCTAGCTCGGCTGCCATGTGGACAGCGCAGGCTAGCAGCTCCTCGTCCTCCGGCTTCCTGTTCCCAGGTGGTCGGCAGTGGACGATATTGGTAATGCGGACCTGCTCCCGACTGAGGCCCACGTCCTTGAGCAGGCCGTTGAGAACACGCCCTGCGTCCCCTACGAACGGCCTCAGCTCTCTTTCCTCCACCGCACCTGGTGCCTCACCCACAAGCAGCAGGTCGCAGGGCACAGGTCCCTCACCAGGGACAGGAGTGGTCGTTTTGCCTAGGAGACAGCGGGAGCAGATCATCTAACTCACCAACCGTTTGCCATTCTTCAGAGAGCCTCCGCTCACCATCTCTGTACCGTTCTCCAAACGGCCACCGCTCGCCATGAAGCTCCCGTTCTCCACCGCTTCGTCGCTCACCAGACCCCGCCCGTTCTCCAACTATTCACCGCTCGCCACATTCATTCCATTCTTCAGCGCGCTTCCGCTTGCCAATATTATCTGGTTCTCCACTCAGCGACCGCTCGCCAGCTTGACACCGTTCTCCATTTTCTCACCGCTCGCCACCGGCGCCTCGTTCTCCAGCATTCATCCACTCGCCACCAATCCGCTGTCCTCCATGAAGTCGCCGCTCGCCAAGGCTAGACCATTCTCCACCATGACGCCACTCGCCATCGACCACCCGTTCTCCACCAGCAAACCGCTCGTCACTTAGCTCCCGTTCTCCAATGACGGACCGCTATATCTTGCCGTCTCCCGTGGGCAGAGGCCGTGGAATGTACTGGTGCCCATACGTCTCTACGACATAGGGCAGACGAGCAGGAATGCCCTCGACTTCGCTCCAAGCCTCCCATAGGTGAGCTAGGAAGACCTTGACCATTTTCCAACGGGCCGTCCGGTCTACTCGTATTGGTGGCCAGTCCTTGTCACCTTCGTGGAGATGCTGTAGCCGCTCCTTTGTCTGCTCATAGATGACTCTGTAGTAGCCACCGTTGCGGACAAAGGACGTGCCCACATTGTAGAGGCAGCGCCGGAGCCAGGGGTGGTAGGAGACTTTGCCCTCGCCTTTGGCTAAGGGGCGCCCACATTCGGTACAGGTCTTCTCTCCCTGCTTCTGCTGGAAGGTAGTACTAGAGCACTCTGGACAGCGGACCCGAGAAGGCCGAGGCAGCCTAGTCAGACCGTCGGGCCGCAACTCGGGAGCAAGTCCTGCTGCCTTATACCAGGAGGACGGTCCTTTGCTGGGGATAGGCGGGAGGAGGAGGGCCAGCATCTGGCCTGCGAGAGAAGGCCCTATGCCTTTGACGTGTGAAAGCCAGGAGCGGTAGACTGGCCACTTGTCCAGCTCAGCGGCTATAGCTACGTCGATTTCCTTCTCCATGTCTGTCGCCATTTGGTGAAGGCGCTCGTAGACTTCTGGCACCGGCCTAGCAGCTTCATCTACTCCACGACTCAGAGCTGAGCACCTATTGCCAAGGGCTATTCGGAACTTCTCCAGGGAGACCTGCGTGTCGTGCAGGTGCCTCAAAGGTGAGACTTCCCTGACCTTTACGTCCGTGACCATAACTTTCTGGACTCCTTTCTTCGCGCCTTCTTAACGAAGGTCGCCACTTAGCCGCCATTCTACAATCGTTCACCGCTCGCCAGTATGAAACCGTTCTCCACCCTTGACTCGCTCACCACATTCGCCCCATTCTCCAAGAGAAGACCGCTCGCCACTCGAAGACCGTTCTCCAGCCTACGGCCGCTCGCCAACTCATTGCCATTCTTCAAACGCTAGCCACTCGCCACAGCGTGTCCGTTCTCCAGTTAGTAGCGGCTCGTCATCATTGTGCCGATCTCCATGCAATCGCCGCTCGCCATCGACCACCCGTTCTCCACAAGAATCCCACTTACCCTCCACGCAACGAGATGGCTTGTAGCTCGTCCGCTAGACCGTAGTACATCGCCACCTGGACTGCTAGGTTTCCATGCAGACGCTCAGAGTGCACTAGCTCAAGTAGGGCCTTGGCTGCCTTGCGCCTGTCTCCGTCCCTGGCTAGGATGCCCCTGACGACCCCGTGAGCATGCTTGAGCATCTCTGCGTCCTCAGCCCGCTCAAGGGACTCCATTTGCTCTGAGTAGGGGTCCCAAGGTGCTTTGCTCATTTCTCGAACCTCCGCCCCGCGCCCCCACACTCTGGCGGGGAGAGTGGGGGCGTAGCGCGGGGGCTGGAAAGCCCTAGGAGATCTGTGCTACCTTCTTGACCAGGTCGATGCCCTTGGCCTTGAAGCGGTAGGCACCACCAGTTGACACTATGGTGCTTAGCAGGCGGCTCTCGGCCCGCTGCTCTGAGTCTCCATGGTAGCGCTTCGAGTGGTCGGCATAGCCCGCGATGGCGTTCACCATCGCGTAGGCCGTCTCTCCGTTCAGTGCTGACTCTGCTGCGTAGATGGCTTGGAAGGTCTCGATGGCCTTGGCACGCTGGCCTTTAGTGGCCTCGTCCAGGCTTCCAAACAGGCCCTCCGTGACCACCTTCACCTGCTCAGCCTCCAGTGTGTGCTGCTGGGCTACCTCTAGGAGCTCCTGCAAGTTCCTGAAAGCCTCTGTCGTGATCTCCAGGGCCTTACGCGCCGCCTCCAGCTTGGTCGGGAGTGCTGGATTGTGGATAATCCGGAACTCCCTAGCTGCTGCAGGTCCCGCTGCCAGAGCCCACTGGAGCGTATTGTGGCAGACTACGCGCTCGTTTGTGGGCAGTATGTCAACGACCGTACTGGCGTCGTGCCCAGCCGTAAGCAGAATGTACTGGCAGTACTGCTCGCCGTTGATCCTCCAATCGCCCTCCATTTGGCCCAATAGCCAGACCTTCCGCCCACCCATGAGCGAGCCTGCGGTCACGTACCGCATGACTCCGTCCTTCACCAAGCTATCAGTGAACGTGAATGCCTCCTTGTTCTGGAGGGGAGTGTACCGCTCAGTGGCAACACCGAGCACCTTGTTGTCGGACGTCCGGCTGATGGCCAGGAAGCGGTCCACTCGCTTCGCTGTCCTCAAGGTCCGGCCGCTATACAGGGGGCGGAGCTCAACCTCCCAGTCGAGGCCGGCCGCTACGATGGCCTCCTCACTGGTGAGGGCGTGCTCCACTCTCGTCCCTAGCCCATGCCAGGGGACCTCACCCGCGTAGAACATACGGGCCACTCCATCGACGATCTCTATCTCGTGGGCCATCCTTGTTCTCCTTTCTTGGCTCCACTCCTTCTTCGACACCCCAAGCATAAGGGTTGTTTAATCACTTGTCAAGCCCTTTCAGGCAGTCTTCAAGAAAATAATTCCCGCACCCTCGCCGCGTCCAGCACCTGCTTGGAGATGTCCTGCTTGCGCTGAAGTATCCTTAGAACCTTCTCGTCTATGGTGTGGTCAGCCACCAGGTGGTAGTAAGTGACCTTGCTGCCCTGGCCCAGTCGGTGGAGGCGGTCTCGGCTCTGGACGTAATTGGCATAGGAGTAGTCCAGGGAGAAGAAGACCGCATTGTGGGCACAGGAGAGGTCGATGCCTAGCGAGCCTACCGCGACCTGGGCTACCAGTACGGAGTGTGGGGTCTCCATAAACTTAGCTATAGCCTTCTCTCTCTCCGCCGGCGGGACTCGCCCGTCTAGAACGAGGGCGTCAGCTCCAGCAGCTTTGACGGCTTGGTCCACGTCGTAGGTGAAGCGACAGAAGACGACGACCCTCCCTTGTGGGAGCATGTCCTCCAGCAGGTCTTTCAGGGTCTCGTACTTCTCAGTGCCAACGCTGACTAGCTCACCGTCGGTCGTCCTAACGAAGCCAGAGGTCACCTGTTGGAGGCGGAGGATGTTGACGAGGGCAGTCTGCGCCAGAGCTACTCCCGAAGCGGGCTTCCCACTAGCTAGTACTCCCTCCACCTCGGCAATGGCCTGCCGGCGCAGGGCCTCATAGACCCTACGGTCGCTCAACTGCACTGGTACTACCACGTCAACCTGCTCTGGCAGGTCCAGAGCCTCAGCCTTCGTGACCCGGAAGGACGTCGCCGCGACCTTGGCCTCCAGCTCCTCCATGTTCCGGTAGCCCACTATCTGGTAGCCAAGGTAGCCACCACGGTTGATATAGCGCCACTCGAAGTCCTGCCAACGTGTGCCAAAGACTTCTGGACGGATGGCTTTGTACAGCGAGAACAGGTCCTCTGGCCCGTTTGGCATTGGCGTCCCCGTCAGAGCCAGGCGAAACGGTACCCTCGTGGAGAGGAAGTGAGCGAAGCGAGACTGCCGAGTACGCCCGCTCTTCAGGCGGTGAGCTTCGTCGAAGATGACCACGTCGGGAGCATAGGATAGTATCGCAGACCTGAGGGGCTCTCTCCAGTAGGACTCATAGCCCACAATGGCGACGCAACTGCCCTCACTTTCCCCTACGACTAGATTCTGACCGTTTTTTCTTAGTAGTGCACTCCTGACAGGGATGCTGCCTGCTGTGCAGTCTAAGACGAGATTTGGCCGGTCACTCCAATATGAAGCAACTTCCCTTTTCCACACGCTAACGACCGAGAGGGGAGTTACGACGAGGATACGCTTACAGCCCAGTTGGCTGGCTACTTCCAGTGCCACCCGGGTCTTCCCCGTGCCCATCTCCATAAAGATGCCACCGCTACCACCAAGTTTGAGGAGCTTCGTCACAGCCTCTCGCTGGTAGGGGAAGAGTTTAGTTTCGGAGGGTGCTTCTACGCAGCAAGTGGGCATACGCCCTCACCACGTCCAATTGCGCTCTCAGGAAGGAAGGTATCTCAGCCGTGGGCAGCTTGCTTAGCTCGCCAACGGAGCTCCTTCCCTTCCATATCCACCGCCAGGGTGGGTAGTCGAAGGAGTCAACTAGGCCATTGCTCTCTAGCGCCACCCAGCGACGAAAGCAACTCATGCAGCGACCGCACTGAGTTACAACCGAGCCGTCGTAGCAGCTAACGCTAGAGAGAAGTAGCTCAGGACTACCACCAGACTTCAGGTACTTCCTCACGGCTTGCGCCTTGGTCATAGACTGTAGTGGGCTGAAGCAGCGCACGACCTT